CTATCTTCTCTATCGTCAATGGTAAATTCTACATCTTTATAGAAACCACCGGCAAATTCTACATCTAGTTTTACGACATATCGGTCTTCATCATAATCTCTTAAGCCACCAACTTTAATCTCTTCTTTACGGACAATATCACTTGTAATAGTTTTACCTAATAAAGACCAAGTTATTTTATTACCATTGATTTTGTATTTGTCAGAGTGAATTACTGGCATTCCAGAATTACCCGTATCAAATTTTGAAATTAATTCACCAAACGGTTTTATGGTCAAAATCTCCTTAAAACCACATTCCGTTGGCACAGAATATCTATTCTCCTCATTTGCAAAATGTTTAATTACTTCTTTTGCAATATTCATTTTAGTTGCTTCTTCTATACCCTCTGTACCAGGTGAAGAGTTTACTTCAAGAAAATATGGTGGTTTGTTTACTCTGTCTTTACTTGGTATAAAGTCAACAGCAGTCCAATATCCACCAACTGCCTTTGAGGCTAATAAGCATTGTTCTATTTCTAATTCTGTTAGTTTAATATTTTCTGGTTTAGAACCTTGCGATACATTTGACCTAAAATCTCCTTCAATTACAGGTCGTTTCATAGCCGCTAAAAATTTACCACCTAGTATATGTACTCTGACATCATATTCTGTTTTAATATATTCTTGTATTAATAAATCTGTGTCTTCATCTTGTTTGTGTATAAGTTGTACAATAGAATCTAAACCTTTTGGACTATCTACAAATAAAACACCAACACCTTTTGACCCTCTTAAAGTTTTCATAATTAAAGGAAACTTAATACCTGATTCATCAACTATCTCATTTGATTTTTCGGGGTCATTAATTAGTTTTGTTTGAGGTTGTGTTAGACCATAATCTGCAAGTCTTAATGAAGTTCTATATTTGTCAGCACACATATTAATTGTAGTTCTAGGATTTACCAACGTTGCATTGGCTCTTTCTAATATAGATACAAAGTCTAACCAACTATCTTTACGTGTAATAGAACCACGAACAATAGCAACGGTCATAGCACCAACTTCAAAACCTTTTTTATCATCTTGATTATGAAATTTACGGATGCCGTCTTCGTAAGTGGTATAGCCACCTGTAAGTTTAAAAAGATAATATGGATAATTTAACTTATCACATTCCTCTTTCAACCTATCGGCAGTATGAAATTCTTTTGCATTATCTGGCTCATCTGTAATAATGAGCAAACGCAAAAAGTCCTTTTTAGCCTCTGTTATGTAATCTTTAAACTTGCTTACCTGCATTGCCTTCATCTGTACTCGCTTCGTTAGGTTTCTTACCTATATTATATTTAGCGTTCAAAGTCCATTCGTTCTTTTCTTTATATGGCAAGACTTTGATTTGAGATAAAGGTGCTTTGTCTTCTACTTTAGATTTGTCAACAATATCTATTAAGTTCCAGTCTTGTAATAATAAAGCTATAGTATTTCTTCTTTGAATATCGTTGTTAACAAGTGTTGATGATTTACCGTCTAAAGCAAATAATTCTTTAAAATGTGTTATAAAGTATTTACCTTGTTTATGTAAAATATGGCAAGATTGAAATAATGTTTTATCTTTTCTACTTGCGACACCGATTCTTGTTAGGGTTTCTCTGACTTTTAAGAAGTCATCTGGTTGTTTGATGGTGACCTCAAGCATTTGCTCTGGCGACCAGTTAATATTTTCACTCATTTGTTCTTTCTCCCACCTTTAGTAAGGCTCATTTTTAATTCTTCAATCTGGCCATCTGAAAGTAGGTTAAGAATTTCTTTTGCTTTGTTATTACTATATCCATAATACTCTTTAACAACGTCTAAATTCTTTAGTTTGGATTGTGATAACCACTTCCCACCAAATCGCTTCTTTTTTCTAATACTATTTATCAAATAGTGAAATTGCATACGCTTTGGTAGAAAATGCAAGCCGTTCATTTCGTTGCTATGCATTATTGTATCGTAAAACATAGACAGGCAACGATTGATTACAAACGGTGGAAATTTCTTTTCCCACGTTTTATCGTCACTATCTAGGAGTGGTTCTTTTGTTTCGTTAATCGCTTTTAGATAATCTTTTAGTTCGTACATTCGCTCTGCCCATATAATAATCACCTGGCTCATAGTTCCACCTTTTACCGTGGTGACCTCTTACATCTGCATAAGCCATTCTTATCTTTACAATTAATTTTCTTAATGTTAATACCATTTACTTAAACTTACAATTTGCCATTATTTCTGTCAAACAAGCGACCATATTAATCTCTTGGTCAGCAACAAAGGCTGATTTATATTGATACCCAGCAATAACTAATACTGCTTGAGGTACAGAATTACCCTCTAAATTCGTGTACAATAAATTATATATTGTTGAAAATAAAGAAGATGGTTCTTTATCAAGATTATTTATTACCCATTTTCGCATATCGTTAAATCTTTTTTCTTTTAATATCTTAACCAACTCTTTTGTGTTGGCTTCAGATAGACTAAACAATATACCACTATCAATCTTACCATTTACTGAATATCTTTGAAGCTCATTGATAGTACGTCTAAAGTCTGGATAATGCTTTTGAATTAACTCAGCAAGAACCTTTTGGTCGTACTGAACCTCTTCCTGGTCAAGTATTTTACCTAGTCGTTTAAGAAACGCCTGTGCTGTCTTTACTTTCTGACCATTCTTGATTGCAAAATCAATAACGGTACAACGACTATGTAATGCTGGTAAAATTTTACTCTTATAGTTGCAAGTAAATATGAATCTACAATTACTATGAAAGGTCTCAATGAAGTTTCTTAAAGCAGGTTGAACACTATCAGCGTTCATATAATCTGCCTCATCTANAATCACGACTTTATGACNAGCTGATTCTGTCAATGAAACGGTAGACGCAAAGTTTTTAATCTTGTTTCTTAACGTATCAATTTGACGGCCTTCATCTGAACCATTGATAATAATGTAGTCAACACCTAACTCTTCACATAAAGCACGTGCTACGGTAGTTTTACCAGTACCAGCTGTGCCAGATAATAGTAAGTTAGGTATTTCTTTTTGTTTTAAAAACTCTGAAAATGTCTTTTTAGTATCTTCAGGTAAAATACAATCACGTATTTTTTTAGGACGGTATTTTTCAACCCACAAAAAATCACTCATATGCCCTACCTCTAAAATTCAGAGTCAGGTTCAATAGCAATCCAATACTGAATTGGTTTGCCTTTAGCTATAAAGTGAGATATTTTCTGTTGTGAAATTGCAACATCATAATCATCTGGTAACATCTTCATATTTTCTGTCTTAAAATAAGCAGTAAATGTTTTATCTGTATCACCTAATGATATTGAATAGTCGTTTGATGGTGTCTTTTTATCAACAGCAACAATACTCATAGTCTTACCATCACCTTTTACTGCAATGTCTGGTAGATTTAAAGTATTTACACCTCTCATAAGTTTAGCAAGGTTATCTTTAGTCAATGTAAAGGTAACATACTTATCAGGCATATTGATTGTTTTTGTTGGTGCAACAACAACCGACTTATCTGCAAAGAAATATTTGATTGATTGTCTTCCGTTTGCGTCTTTGATTGTCATATTCTGACTACCATTAAATTTAAGTTCAGACTTATCAAATAAGTCATATGCTCTTAAAAATTCTGGTAAATCATAGATAGCAAACTCACTTTCAAACTTCTCTTTAATTTCAGCCTCTGCTAAAATGTTTTTTAACGTAGAGATAGTTTGAATCTTACTGCCAGGTTTAACAAGAATATTCTGATTGATGTCAGAAAAATTTTTGAGAATGGCAATGGTATCACTTGTTAGGTTCATTATATAGTTCTCCTCATAATTTAATTGGAGCGGCTAGTAGGTAACGCTCCTACGTCTGCGAGTTGGTAACCCGCCGTAATACTTTTATACGATAGCCGCATTATTTAATATATCAAATTTCATTGAAATTGGCAATGCTCCTTTGATTATATAAGGACAAGTTCATTTTGTTTATGTACCTTGCCTATAACTGGTAAGGTTCCGTATATTTCCACATTTGTGTTAATAATAGGTAGTACAACCTCGCCGTTAATTTGTCTTTTAAAGTAAGAGTTACCAATATTAATTACTTCTTGAGCGTAATTTGTATTGTGATTTTTAACTCTTTCATCATATTGTTCTTCTAATTTTTGAATTGTATTCATAGTATCTAAAGTAGATGTATGTAATACAAGTCTAATAGTTTTACCTGCAAAGTTAGTATTGTTTGCAATAGCAGCTACTCTGGATAAATTTTTAGTCCAGTATGAAGCCGCACCTATAACATACAAATATTCATTTAGATGTTTTTCACCTAGTTTAGTTTGTACATAACAAGATTCTTTAGCAGACAAACCACTATTAGGATATTGGTCTTTTGCTTTCTTATAACCTTGTTCTATCATCCAATCGTGTACTCTTTCAGGAGTCCAAGAATTAATATAAGGTCTTGAAGCATTATTATTTAAAAGTGATTGAGCTATAATGTTTTTAGTATTGTCTGTAAAATGACTACCCTCGGTAACTTCATTTACCCAAGCATTAATCTCATCTAAATTTTTACCTAAATCTAAATCATTAATTAGTTCTTGACCTACTAAAATTACATCACCAGTTGAAGCAACACCTGTTGGGTCATCAATTAAATTAAACTTTAAATTATTTGTTGCTAAAGTTTTGTTATCTTTTACTGAATAAACGGCTACAATAGCATTTTTAAAATCGCAAGTTTTCTTTAAAATTTCTACCCTAGTTCTACCTGTTAAAAATCTAATTGAACCATCTGGATATTCAACGATTGCTATAGGGTTGTATTTTAATTTAAAACCGTTTTCTAAAATAGAGTTTCTAATACCAATGTGTTTTTTATTAGTTGTAGCTCTACCTTTTTGTTTACCATATTTGTTTTTTAGATTGTCAAATAATACATCTATATCTCTTAATTCAAATCTCTGAAAGAATAATCCTTTATCTTCTCTATCATATAATTCAGGATAGGCTTCTTTAACAATAAGTCTATCGTGTGTTTTTAAATTCTCATCTGTAAATCTATCCGTATTATTAACGTTTACAATAATTGAATTGTCGTTATTAATAATTTTTGGTTGTGATTGAATATCAAAAGCTGTGTCTAGCCTTTGATTAGTTTGTGGAATATTTAATGTCATAATTACTTTCTGCGACCTTTGTCGCTTTTCAATTTGTTTATACAAACAACAAAATTTTTTGTTTTAGTTTATATAATCCTATTTATACACTAAAGGCGTCCCATTGTCAATGCTGGAACGCCTCTAGTTTTAATCATTATTTAATATTGATTGTTCTAGCCTTTTTATGGTCTGGAATAATCTTCTCTAAAGATACTCTTAAAAGTCCATCTTTTAATTCAGCACCTTTAACTTCAACGTCATCAGCGATTGTAAATGATTTAGTGAAGTTTCTTTTAGCAATGCCTTTGTGTAATACACCGTCATTGTCTTCTACTTCTTTTTCATCTTTATCTTTTACAGATTTAATTACAAGAACATTGTCCTCATAGTTTACTGATATATCTTTTTTACCATAACCTGCTAATGCCACCTCAATATTATATGTTAAAGAACCTGTCTTTACAATATTGTATGGTGGATAGTTGTTAGCCGTCATATGTGGTAGATGATTTGATATTGTATCAAAATGGTCAAACATTTCGTCAAACCCCACGGTAAACGGTTTTAGTCCAGTAAAAATTGAATGAATTGCTTTGTGATTGGTCATTAGAACCTCCTTATTTTAAGCAAAGTTAATATTTGATACCTCTTATGAGCGTATCATTATTATTTATATAGTCATTATATTTCATATTTCAAGTGGTAGTTTTTCTTTTTTGAGTTTAAAACTACCAAAACATTAACTCGCAGCTTTAGTTTGTTTTTTTACAGGTGGTGCGAAACTAAGCGCAAATGCTAAAACAATCCACCATTGAGTTTCACTCTCGCTCTACTCAACAACTTTCAGGCAGAGGTAGGTCTCACCCTCTTTATACTAACTTATCTTACTAAGCCTATCACCGTAGTGCTACGAAGACCAATGAGCCCAAAACTCATAATTCTTGGTGGTTTTTATAGAGACCACCAACTCTACCGGTTCGTTAATAGATTAACAGGTCGGCAACCTCTCCACGCCAGCAGGACTTACGAGTTGCCCGCTCATCTATATTTATCATCATCTAGGCACAGGCGGGGAAATTAGTAACCTCTTGTTTGTTCAAGTTTCTTCATCTTTTTCTTGAAGTTCTTGATACCCTCTTTTTTCTTCTCACGCTTGATTTCACTAGGCTTTTGATAGTATTGTTTAGCTCTTAACTCTTTTACAATACCCTCTTTTTGTACTTTTTTCTTAAGCACTCTCATAGCTTTTTCAAGGTTTCCTTTTCTTACTTCTACAACTATTGACAAATTAATTACCTTCCTTCCTTGTCGTTGTTATTAGAATCAATACAATTAAGTATTAAATATAAAACACCAATACTAATTGGTATGGTTATAAACAAAAATAATATAGCACTCTCAATATCAAACATAAATTCTTTCCGTGTAAAAACGGTGACGAGGCCACTACACCTCGCCACCAAGGACTTACACTATGATAATTTAGATAACGTCAGCGTCATCCGAGGATTCATCTTCCTCATCCGTTTGAGAGTCAACTTCAGCTTTTCTCTGGTCTTCAGCGATTTGCTCGGCAGAAGCACCAGCGTCCACTTTAGTGTATAACTCCATAAACGAATTCTTTGTATCATCATCAAATCTATTCGTACAAACTTCAATAGCTTTTATTTTTTGATTAAAGATTGTATAGGCTTGAATAATGTGGACTAATCTTCTCGTTGAGATAATCTCATCAACACCACCGTCAAAGTAGGTTTTTCTGATTACATCAGCCCAAGTTACCAACTTCTTACAAAAGTCGGCGTCTTTTTTACCAGACTTGGCAAGAGTACCAACTAGGATTTTTTCTTCAATCTTAGCAGTAGGATACTTTTGCTCAAAGGTAATTGGAAATCTTTCCAAGAACGCTTCGTTAAGTACGTTAGTACCTATAAATTTACCGTCATCACTACCTTGACCTTTTGTATTGGCAGTAGCAACAACATTGAAGCCATTAGCAGGTTTTACAAACTTGTTAATCTTCTTAACATAAACACCTGAGCCTTCAAGTATCGGTTGTAAACACATAATCTTGTTAGAGGCAAGGTCAATCTCATCAAGAAGCAACAATGCACCTCTCTCCATCGCCTCAATAACAGGACCATTTTGCCAAACGGTCTGACCATCTTTAAGTCTGTAACCACCTAAAAGGTCATCTTCATCTGTTTCAATTGTAATGTTAACCCTAATCAGTTCTTTTCTTGCTTCGGCACAAGCTTGGGTCACACCCATAGTTTTACCGTTACCAGATAAACCTGTAATGAATACAGGATAAAACATATTAGATTTTACAATTGATTTTAAATCGGGATAATTACCGAATGATACGAACACAGGATCCTTTTTAGGAACAATGTCGCCAACTAATGAAGATACCACATAGGCAGCTTCAGAGTTAGTTGTAGTTTCAATAGGTAAAACTTTTTCAGTTTCGCCTTTAGTTTTAACTACTTCGTTTTCAGTAGGTAATTTAAAGAGTGATTTGCCAACTTTGAAATCACTATTTTTTATCAACCATTGTGGCGCATACTTGCAACCAAAATGTTTGTTGGCGCTCTTTAATTGAGTCACCGTCAATTCGTTTGTACCAAACTTTTTAACAGCATAGTCAACGAATTCTTGTTGTTTAGCATTTAACATAGTGTATTGTCCTTTCGCTTTCATTATTAATTATACGTATATCCTATCATACTGATTCGCTTTTGGCAACCCATAAAATTTATGAGACCAGGTAAGGGTTGTGGAACCCATTAAGCAACCTCCTGTATGAATTTGTTTAAAACTACTCTTGAAGTGATTCGGTTCTTCATAGAACCAGCAAACAATCTTTTTAATTCACTAGTAGTTCCTTTCTTAACGGTAGCATCCTGCATATTAAAGTTCTCAACATTCATAGCTTTACCATTGATTAAGAAATATTTGTTATATCCAAACTTATCAACAACAACTGCTTTTTCTTTAGTCATTTGTTTTCTCATAGCTAGATATTTTTTGTCTCTATCAAAATAGTCTTTAGCGTCAACATATCTTTCTAGGTCCCATCTTCTAATTCTTTTTAGAATATAAAAACCAATAGTGTTTACATCATAAGTATGTTTAATATGTTCTAATATCATACCAGTAAGGTTTTCATCTGAATCTTTTTTGACTAATTTTTTCTTACCAATCATATATACTTTTTCAGTAGACCAATCATAATCTTTATTGTCACCAAAAACTTTACCTCTCATACCATTGGCACCACCATCTGTTAGAGTAATAAAAGTCATCTTCTCAATACCATATTTTTTCTTAAACATTGGTACCAATTCATTACAATAAACTAAAGCTTCGTTTAATGGTGTATTACCTAAACTGAATTCGCTTGGTATACCATAAGCAGAGGGCTTATTATGGTCATAGTCTCTATAACCTCTACCATAATTAGACTTGTAATAATCTCCCATATGGTACATATACATCATAGATAAATCTAATTGTCTTTTAGTCATTTTGTGGCTGGCAACATTAACTAAATTAAAGTTTTCAAAATACCAATCACCATCTTTATATGTAAATGACTTATCATAACCAGTAGAATCAGACATATATTTTCTTTCACTAGTAAAGAAGTAAACCTCAAAAGGTATATTAACTCTTCTAACAAACTCTACCAAGTTAATTAATTGTTGTATGGTTTCACTCAATACATCTGACATAGAACCTGACCAATCAAGCAACATCATCATACCGTGGTTTTTACCATCAGGAACAATAGTCAATCTTTTGAATATGTCATCACTATGTTTGTATTTTGGCAATTTTAATGGGTCAATAATACCAGTTTTATCTGTACTTGCTCTCTTATAAGCAGTAGCGGCTTTTTTCATTTCAAATTCTTTTACAAGATATGATACCGTTTTTTTATTATCTTTGATAAACTTTTTGTAATCATTTAATAACCACTTATCATATGAAGCTGTATTAGTATAACTTCTCGCTTTGACTTTTTCTTTTTCAAAAGCTTTTAAGAAATCTTGGTAAGAAGTCAAACCGTCTTTAAAGTTTGCTTTTGGAATATTACCATAAGTATAACCTTTAATGTCTCTGTTTAATAATTCTGTATGTTTATTATCAAAAGCTTCCTGTGTAACCGCTTTAAGTAATTTACCATTATCAAAATCACCACCAGCACCAGGTCCATAATGAGAAGACTCTTCTTTATTTTTATCTTTCTCATCTGATTTTTTACCCTCTTCAAGGTCGCCATCTTGGTTAGCAGACTTTTCACTATCTGCTTTTTCATCACCAAAGTTATTGAAATCATTTTTTTCATCAGCGTCATCACTTGACTCATCTGATTCTTGATAAGCATTTGATTCTTCTTCATCATCAAAATCATCTTCATCATTACCAAGGTCATAATTTTTAGCAATAACGTGATTGTCAAAATCTGGTAACTTCTTCATTTGCTCAACTTGTTTTTTCTGCCAATCAATTAACTCTTTGGCCAAAGCAACGGTATCAGCAAACGTTTTGATAGCGTCAACTTTAGCCAACCATTTTTTATCATCAGGAGCAAATATGAATGGTAATCTGTTTAATGATTTACTTCTCATATTAATTTTGTCAATTAACATAAGGTCTTTATTAATATCTTTACCTAGTAAACCAAAGAAATTCTTTTTATCTAATAAATCAAAACCGTTTTGATAGTTTCTAACAACACCAGGATATTTGTTTTGAATTAACTTGTCAATTCTAGTATCTTCAAGGACATTAACATATGCTCTTAATTCTTGGTCATCACATATTGAAGACCATTCTTCATATGGTGTCCATAAAGCGTGAGCACATTCGTGAGCAATTAACATATCATACACATCACCTTTTTGTTCTTTAAAAATAGGTAATGTTAGTACACGATTCTTTACATCAAAAGAAGCTGTCTTAACTTTGTTGTGTTGGATTATTATATTCTCTGTAGCAATTAGTTTTGCTAGAGTGCCTTTTACATCAAGATTTATCATAGTGTTGTCCTTTTTCATTATGTATATATCCTACAGGAGAAAATCGCAAATGTCAAGCGTTTTATTTCCTACGGTCCATAACGGTTACCGACTATACTATGTTCTGGTATTGTTCTATTTTGTGTGATTCTTGCTACCGATTGTCGCCGGAACCTGATAGTTTCCCACGATTCGCTCTGTCTAGTAGTTTATCTAAATTAGTGTTAGCAATGTCGGAAAGCTTAAAACCAATATCATCAGCCAATATACTGATATACCAAAGGCAATCGCCAAGTTCTTTGGCGAGCTCTCCTCTATAATCTTTATTATTTTCATATCCGTCTCTTAATAGTTTTTTGACCTTGTTAGCTACTTCTCCTGCTTCACCGGTCAATCCTAATGTCGGATATACTATGGCCTGTTCTCTCGGATATATTGCCGTTGTCTTTGCAACCCTTTGGTACATATCTAGGTCGCTTACTCTTTTGTATTTATGATTCTCATTTGTTCTAGTACCAAATTCTTTTTCCAATTGTCCTTCTCCTTGTTCTTCAAGATATAAATTTGTCATTTAGTTATCTTCCTACCTGTGTTAAATATTTTGATTTACATTCTTCCCAAGACATATAGATAATATCATCATAGAAATGTGTCTCTTTAGATACTCTGTCTTGTTTCTTTAAACTAGCCAATCTCTTCTTGGCGTACTTGTTCTTCCATAAATCAGTTAATGCTTCTACTGAATTGTCAAATTTTCTTATTAATTTGTCTTCTTTTATTTCTTCTCTTAAAAATTCTCTAGTATTTTCGTATAATTCACCAAAGTATATGCCTCTAGCGTGTTCAGACTTTATAAGTTTCTTATCTATACCTAGTTTATTATATGTAAATGTATGACTTCTATTTCTATGGTCTCTTTTATGTGGTTGACCTGTGTCTTTCTTTGCAACATACCATTCAAAGTATTTGTAAGTGTGTTGTTTCTTTAACCAGTTTTGTATCATCATTCTAGTTGGTTTTAATGGTTCATATGAAACTGAACCAGCAGTCCAACCCATTTTCTTCCAGTTTTTAAGTCTATCATATTGTGATAATGGTATTGTTTTTGTTTTACCATATAGACTTGTTGTGGTTACACCTACTAGTTTATCTTTATATTGATATTCCCAGGTCTTTTCTACCGTATCTGATAGACATAGTAAAGCTAGTAGTTTCCCACCAACCAGGTTGTATCCAAGCGGCTGTATTGGTACAATTGTACTTCCGATACACGTATGATTAATCATTCTTTGCGTCTTGGCCTCACGTTCCCAGCCAATGTAATTGTCTCTAGGTGTAAGGTCTAGGAAATCACTAGACATACAGGTAACACCAAGTAATTTCTTTGTTTTCTTATCTCTAATTAAAAAGTTTAAATTTCTACCAATATTACTATTGTTTTTCATAGTAGATAAAAACGTTCTCATACCATTCCAGATTGCTGGCATATTGGCACCAGTAATAGATTTTACATCATCACCATCTGTCCATAATAATTCAGGTTCTAAATTTAAGTATTCTTCGGGGTCTTCAGGCAACCAGAAATTGTTTTTAATCTCTTGTAGTAAAGCGCCTTGTTGTGGATTTTTAAGTGCTGGTTTATCATCAAAGAAACTATTTGTTTCTGCTGTAGGATATTTGTCGTGTACCTCACACCATTTTTGATATAAAGTATATTCTTTTACATCCATTTGAGATACATAAGATAAATCTTTAATGATTGTTTCTTTTAATGTATCTGTATCTATATCTGGTATTTTGTCTAATGGATTGTGTTCTTGCCAACTTTCCCATTGGTCGTCAATAGACATACCTTTTTTCCACGAATAAGCCATAATATATACATCCTATACTAAAAAATTATAATTGTCAAGCGTTAGAGGACTTTTGTGTTTTTTCTAATTCTGCAAGTTGTAAGTCTCTTTTATACATCTTTTCTGCCTTTTTCTTGGCCATATCAAATTTTAATTTAGATACTTTTTCAACAAAGGTTACACCCATACAATGGTCAAATTCGTGTTGATAGATTCGTGAGAATAGATTATTAAATTCTTTCTTAATTACTTTACCATCATCATCTTCAAACTCTACCTCTACTGACCAAGGTCTTTCTATTTTTAGAAATAGATAAGGAAAAGTTAAACAGCCCTCTTGCATTAAGACCGTTCTATCAGACGAGTTTATTATTTTAGGATTCCAAACAGCATACTTTTCACCATTTTTTAATGATAAATGATTACCCATTACAAACATTCTAAAAGGAAGACCTGCTTGATTACAGGTTAGACCTATACCACCATATTTTTTCATACACATAAACATTGCTTTTGAAACCTCTGCTCTATTTTCAAAGCCGTGTTCTTTTAACATTGCGTCATTAAACGGTGCAATGGCCGTGTTAACTCTTATATCGTTAGCTGGTATTAGTCCTAGTTGTTTTATTTCTTTTTCTGCCATTATATTGTACCTAGTTGTGTAAAGTTTTGATGTTTTTCAAACTTTATTATGTTAGTAAATTTATCAAATAGTATATCACCTTTATGAGATATGATAAAGATATTTTCTTTTTCTAAAGTCTTAATAATTTTAAAGAAGTCATCTGTACCTTGGCCGTCTAGTGATGAATCAAATATCTCATCTAGTATTAGTAGATTTGTATTTGTACTATTCTTCATTCTTGCAATATCTCGCCAAGTAAATAGTAAAGCAAGGTCTATTCTCATTTTCTCACCCTCACTAAAGTTATTGTAGTTAAAGGTATCTCTAAATCTTGACTTAACGGTTTCGTTAAACTCTTCATCTAGGTTAAACGAGATATAAAAGTCCATTGCCTGTAAATATTTATTAATAAGACTATTCATAATAGGCACATACTTTCTAATGATAGTTGCTTTAGCGCCTTTGTCGTTTAGTATTTCTCTTAACACATCTACATAACCTTTTTCTTCTTGTACATCTGTAAGGTTAGCGTCTGCAACACCAAGGTCTGCTGACATCTTTTCCAGTTCAAGTTCAATAGATTCTATATCTGTATCTCTTTCACCTAATCTATTAATATCATCTTGTATTTGGTCACTATGGTTTTTCAAACTCTCTAATGATGAGGTGATTTTTGCTATCTCCACATTCATATCTGATATTTTGTTTGAGACCTTGGAGAAAGTAGATACTTTTTGTTCGTGTTTTGAGATTTCTTCTACGAGCTGGACTAGACCACTTTCTAGTTTTGTGATTGTACCTTTTTCGTGTTCGCATTTCTCTTCCTTAAACTGGTCATCTATCTTTTGTGTACACACAGGACAATTATCATTTTCTTCAAAAAATGTTAAAGACTTCTTATGTGTGTCTAGGTTTTGTTCTATCTTTGTTTCTAGTTTTTCTAACTCTTTTAATTTCTTTTCGGTTTCTTTTTGACCACTTAACTCATTTTGACTTACGGCTATAGCTTCGTTCAAGCTCTGTAGCTTTTGAGTATATTTTAACCTATTATCTTCGTTTTCCTGTAATTTATTTTGTTGTACCTTTTGGTTGTCGCTACCTTTGGTCTCCAGCGTCTTTAAGTATTTTGCTTCAGTTTCATACTTGGTCTTTATTAACTCACATTGGTGCCTCACCTCCGTCAACTTTTTTTGAAGGTCGCTCTGTTGTGAACGTAAAATTAAGTCCATTAGGCCAAAAACTCTAATATCAAGTATCTCTTCAACAACTTCTCTTCTATATCTTGGTTTCATCTTCATAAACGGCTCGTATGATGATGACCCTAATAATACTACTTGAATAAATGACCTGTAATTTAGTTTCATTATATTTTGTTCTAGGTATTTTTGATAATCAATATTGTTAGCGTCTTGATTTAACTTTTTACCATCACAAAATATCTCAAATATATTTGGTTTGATACCTCTACGTACTTTAAACTTTTTGGTACCAACTTCAAAGTCTACCTCAACCACACAATCACCATTGTTAATAGTATTAACCATTTGTTCTTTTTTAATAATTCTAAATGGTCTATTAAACAAGGCAAAACATAAGGCGTCAAGCAAAGTAGATTTGCCTGAGCCGTTTGTTCCTACAATTAATGTAGTTTGAGACATATCAAGATTGACAACGATAGGTACGTTACCAGTTGATAAAAAGTTTTTATAAGTTAGTCTTTTAAATAATATCATTATTTAAGATGTTCTGGTCTTGGATGTTTTGCGTCTTCGTCAATTGCTGTTTCTATAATACCAGAATTTGCTTTAGGGTCTATATGATATAGATTGCCTGATACACTTATTCTAGTACCATCTGATTTAAAAGGAACAACTTCGTGTCTTAATAGACAAGGAAAAATCCACATATCACCTTTTTGAGGAACAAAACCAAACGTATGTATTGCCCATTCAGGTATTTGTGGGTCGCCATAATGAAAACATATACCACCTGGTCCTACACTTCTACCTTTGTATTCAGCTCTTTCTTTTTCTAAATCAGGTGTTTCTAAATAAATTACCCAAGTTAATTGGCCACTATGATGATGATTAGGATTGTATTCGTTTTTTTTCATATAGTTAATCCATAATGACATCAAGTTAAACTTATCTGTCCAACCACCTTTTTCCCAATCGCCACCTCGCCATTCACAATTACGTCTTGAATAGTCTGATATATAAGGTTGAAACTCTTGTACAAACCATTTTTTATCATCACTACTATAACCACGCTGGTCATTTAATACACCAGCCAATTCTTCATTAGCTGCGCCTTCTACTTTTGGTGCGCCTCTTTCTAGTAAACCTTTTATTAATCCGTCGTGTGCTTTATAGTGGTGTACAAAAGGTCCAAAATTTATACTACCTACACTATTTACTTTCATCATTCACTTGCCTCACTATATAGTTCTTTTGCAAAAGCTTTTAATTTTTGTTTATCTAGGTCTGTATTAGTTTGTTCAATATAGTTACCTAAAAAAGTTAATGTGTCTTCGCCTTGCTCAAGTATATCTTGTTTAACAGATACATTAACATCTGACATATCTTCTATAACATCAACAGAGTGTACATTTATTTGATTGTACAATCTATCCATTAAATTATTAAACATATCGGCGTCTGTTCTTTGAGACACAAATAGTTTAATAAAACATTCATCATATTCGTTTATATCAAATTCGTTATAATTTGTTGACTTATCATCATATATTATTTTCTTAAACATCTTAACAGGATTTTCTACTCTTGTCAAGTCTCTGGTGTCAGTATCAAATATATGAAATCCTTTTGGACAATTGTAATCTGACCAAGTCATTTCGTATTGAGTACCTAGATAATATATCTGGCCGTCATCTGATTTCTTATGAAAATGGCCTGATAATACCTTTTCAAATCTCTTAAACATAGCCTTGTCTTGACCGTGGTCATTAAAATGGCCGTTGTGCATTTCAAAACCTTTAACTTCTAAATGACCCATTGCAATAGCTGATGTACTATTTTTAATCTTTTCAACCGAATCAGTTTCGTTATCATCACAAATCCAAGGTATGAATAAGATAGGCAAGTTATCAAACTCAACCTCGGTTGTTTGTGTATAGACTTTAGCACCTTTGTTTATTTCTAAATTTTGTAAGGCATTTACTTCGTTTGTATTCTTATAATAGGTATCGTGGTTACCAATGATAATATGAGTATCAATGTTTAGTTCTTCTAATCTATTCCAAAACTTCTTTTTAAAGTTATGTGCTGTATTGTGGTTAATAAACTTTCTTCTATCAACTACATCACCTAGGTGTATAAGTGTAGTAATATTGTTTTCTTTTAAATATGGAAAAAACAATTCATCATAGAATCTATTTTGATATTTTAAGAAAGCTGGACTATCATTTCTCACACCAAAGTGAGTATCATTTAACAACGCTATTTTCATTATTTCTTTTTCTTAACTGCTTTTTTAGGTTTCTTGTCTTCTTCGGATGTTTCTTCTCTAGGTAAATTAGCTCTTAAATATTCGCTAAACTGATTTTTAAATTCTCTATCTTCACCTGGATGTAAAGTCATATCATCATAATTACCATCTGCAATCATCTTTTGTTTGATTGTAGTTTGCTTCTTTTCTTTTTGAATACGTCTAATAAAAGCGTAATATATTATTTGTGTAAAGTAAGCAAATGGATTATTTGATTTATCTGGATTAAAGTTGTCTAGGTATTGTAAACAATTTTCTATACCATCACTAATCATATCGTCTCTATATGTGTAATTAATAAAGTTAGGTCTGTATGATAAATGATTCGCTATCTTTAAGAAACAACTACCAATATAATCGGTAACTGGTGGTTTTGCTTCTTTTTTTCTTTCAGCTCTTTTAACAGACTTACGATACTCAACCATAGCGGCTAAGAAATCTTTGTTGTTTACGTAATGTTCGGGTTTTGATTTTTGTCTTGCCATAATATCCTCATACTATCTTATTTAATAATAAATGTCAATGTTCATTTCACACTTGACAATTGAAAATTCCTATGTATAATGAGCGGTGTAGCGTTTTCAAGAACAGCTATATTAATGGATAGTTTTATCTTCCTCATCATCATCAAATTCTTCAAATATTTCTCTTAATTTTTTAGAGTCCAAATCACCTAATTGTTCAGACTTATAATTCTTATCTTCTTTCGGAGGCCGAAGAGTGTGATAATCTTTAGAGATAATCGCATACTGACCTGCCATTTCTTTAGTAGCACCGGCGATAGTCATAATTTTATCTTTAGGTATAGTAATTATGTTATCAGGTGAAAAGTTTACCCAACGAATCAAAGCAATATAATCCTTAAATCCACCAGGTGTGAATTGAGGTATATACTTAACCTGTAAAGGCTTTTCTAATCTTAATAGTGGTGAGTTATCCGGAAGTTGAGTATCTTTCTCCGGTAAATGACAAACTATGTCATCACCATTTATTAATTTAATTAACTTTATATTAGTTTTATTATCTTTAATCTCTTGGTGCATTGTCTATCTCTACGTTGTGAATTTCATAATCAAAGTCTTCGCCGTTGTATATATTTATCCGTTCTCTAAAGTGTGCCAAAGTATAGTTTTCCTTTTCATTATAAGTTAAATCGTCTGCGACATCATACAAAGTTGCGTGTGAATTATTATCTTTTAATCGGAGACCTCTACCTATTGATTGTAAGTTTCTTATCCTGGATTTACTAGGACTAGCAAAAATAATGTTATGCAAATTCCTAATATTAATGCCGGTACTGAAAGTCCCATAACTCGCAACGATAATAGAGTTGTCAGACTTTTCTGTAAGTTCTCTAATACGTTCTCTTTCTTCGGTATCAACACCACCATAAACATAAAAAACCTGTTTATCAGTAGCCTTATCTTTAATTGCTTCATACAAATCCTTTCCGTGTTTTTCTACATATTGAAACAAACATAGTGTATTGCCTTGTAGGCCAGAGGCCAAATTTCTTATGTACTTATTTCTTTTTTCGTGAGAGACTAAAAAGTCCATTTCTTCTTGATATGTTTTACCTTTAATAAATTCTCTTTCTTGTTTACCGTGTTGTAAGACCAAACAATATATTTTGAGGTCAGCTAGTTTTCCCTTTTCCTGAAGTTCAGTTGTGGATACTACCTTATTTACAGCACCAAACAAACCCTCTAATACTAATTTGTGTGTTTTACTACCATCTAAAGTACCTGTCATTCCTACTCTATATGGACATTTTACTAACTTGGTCATTATCTTTGTTAATGATATTGCTTTAAATAAGTGTGCTTCATCACCAATAATCATACCAAATTGTTGAAACCATTTTTTAGGTTGATTGTATATAGATTGCCAAGTAGATATTATAATAGACTTGTTTGTTTCTTTTTCGTGACCTTGATATATTCTATGTACATTTTTTTCAGGCGACCAACCATAATCTTTAAAATCTTTAAACAATTGTTCTACTAATGATGTTGTTGGTACAATAATTAATATTTTTTTATTGTTCTCTTTTAATCTTAATATATTAAATCTTACCAATAGATAAGTTATCAGAGATTTACCAGAGGCAGTTGGCGACAATAACAAGCACCTATTTGTTCTTGTTGCATATACAAATGCCTCTTTTTGGTAATCTCTAACTTTGAAAGGTATCTTTAAGGCTTCAATAAACTTATTAACTTTTTTATCATCAACCTTTGTTTCAGTAATTTTTGTTCCGTCAACTACTTCTATTTGATTGTCTTTACACCATTGTAATATGTAAAGATAAAGACCAGCATATATCTGTCCTGTTTGATAAGAGAATAATCTAATTTTACCGTCCCATTGTCTTGCCCTATATTGAGGCATAAACTTAAAACCTGGCACTTCAAACGTAAAGAATTCTCCTAACTCTCTACGAATAGAATCATCAGCTTCAATTTTTAGGTAAACATCATCCTTCTTATCAATGATAAGGTATCTTACATTGGTCATTAAATAGCGCCGCTAGTAAACTTACGCCACTCAATCGCATTTTTTATTGTAAAGGTTCTATTTGAAATTTGTCTAATAGTTTTGTCTAAAAAATCTGTGGTGGTTTGTAAGTAATCTACTTTTTGTTTTGCACGTTGTATCTCTTCATCTGAATCAAGATACTTGTCAACGTCTTGTCTTAATAATTTAAAGTTAAAAGGTTTCTTTGCATATACTGAAGCGTCTGATTTGCCTGTATAATATTCCCACTTATCTCTTTTAATAGTGTGAAGTTCAGACTCAGCTCTACTTAACATAAGTTTATACTTTGTCAAGTGTTTCATATATGTGTTGTGTAATTGAGGTGTTTTTAAAGATTCTAAATCTAATTCAGTATCGTTTAATTTTAAATCTTTATCAACTTGTTCTTGTAGTTTTTCTAAATCCATAATGTATCCAATCTATCATAATTTACTCAAAAAGTAAAGTCTGGTTTAACTTATTGTATCTAAAGTTTTTCCACCTTTTACAGCGAATTCGTATATCTTATATTTAAATGTAACCGTTGCCGATAGATATGCTACATCATCAGCTTGTTGATTAAAGTTTAGTCCTGACAAACTAATAGGAAAAACATCACTAAAACGTACTTCAATATTGTGTCTATTTTTACTAGATAATACGTTTAAAGTTGCGTCTGAAAAAGCAGGACCCATTGGCGTAGCACCACCTGTTACCTTACCGGGGTCTGTAATTTTTTGACTAGAACCTTGCAAAGGAAATCTATCAGCACCTGATTTGATTAAATCTGCGAATTGTGTTCTTGACTTTGGAAATCCTAACCCCATCATCCAACCGTGTATTTCTCGGTAGTTTTCTAAATTCTCATCTACCATAAACGTACACTCTAGGTCACCAAAAGTAATCTTTTCTCCTGGTACAGGTATATCTGCAAGAGGAGTAGGTTGTTTAATATCATTTAAATTAATAGAGGGTATATTAGCAGCCGTACAAAAGTATTCTACTTTAGGTAATTTGATAATAGAAAATTTAAACTGCGTTGGAGCAGCTAAATCTAATTTAGTTGGTTGTCTTGATAATGCGTTAGTAGTTGTCATATGGATATTTATCCATCCTGGAGGAAGGCCAAAAAAAAGGGCGGATAAACCGCCCTTTTTCTGAAGTTTGTACTTCGCAAAGTAAAATTACATTAAGTTTGCAACTTGTACTTTTTGGTAGTATCTGTTAGAGTTTGCTGAACCAGCGTCATTTACTGCTGAAGCAGCACCTGAAATTGCACCAGTTTCGGCAAATGGGTTCGCTACTAGACCGTATCTAGTTTTGAAACCAATTTTAGGTTGGAAAGTATCTTGACCAACTGCTCTAACCATTTGTAGAGGTACATATGGACAATAGAACATACCAGCGTCATAAGGTGAAGTACCTTTATAACCAACTACGTAGTATTGTTTCGCCGAAGAGTTTGCACTATACGGGTCAATGTACACTTTGTATCTACCGTTAAGAACACCAGCAAAAGTATTACCAGTATCGTCAACGTTTAGGTTGTTGTTAAGAGCAGGAGTATAGTCTAATACACCAGCCATTTGAAGAGCAGAAGCGACATCTGAAGAACAGATAATCATATTTCCTTTTCCTCTTCTTGTTCTCTGAGCGATTCTGTTTGCGTCTCTTTCCAATTGGAACATAAGACCTTTGAATCTCTCAACAGACCATCTACCATTTGAGTCTGTGTCTAAATCAAAGATACCAGCAGTTGTTGTATTTACAGCAGCGCCTTTTTCAGCGTTAATGTAGATAGTTCTAACTACTTCTCTATTGATTTCAGCCAAGATTTCAGCAGATAAGATGTTTGCTAACTCTGTTTCAGCGTCTAAACCGTGGATTGCTTTTAAGTCTTGAGCAAGTTCCATAGTGTATTCAGCTTTAAGAGCTCTTGATTTAGCAGTTACCGTAGATTTCTCAATTGAGAAAGCCATTTCAGCAAATGCGTTACCACTAGCGTCACCCAATGCTTCAGCAGCTGCTGTAGTCATTGCTGTACCTTTTGTGTAAGTACCTGGTGAACCGTCATTTAAGACAGCTGGGTTAGTACCGGCGTTAGCAGTAGTTGAATAACCATCTACAGCTGAACCAGCAGCGTTTCTACCAGAGAAATCAGTATCAGCTTCGTCAAACATAGCTTCTTGACCAGTTTGTGAAGTGTATCTGCTTCTCATAGCAAATATAAGACCAGTTGGACCGGTCATAGGTTGAACACCTGCAATATCGTAAGCGATAAGGTTAGGCATTGCTCTTCTTACTAAACTAATTAGGATTGGATCCCAGTTAGATACAGCTGAACCAGTTGAGTTTGTTGGTGCAGCTTCAGATAAGAACGCATTGTCTTCCTTAGCAGCTCTTTCTTGGTTTTCCAAGATAACAGAGGTGACGGCACGTCTATAAGAATCCGTGATTTTTGGTAAATCAGGATGCTCAAGGACTGGCTGCCATTTTTTTTCGTGAGTTTCGGATAAGTACATTGTTTATTTCTCCCTTTTCCTTGATTAAGATATTTTAATATCTTTTGTTTTGCTAATAGCGGCAGTGTAAGCAGCCATCGCTTTTGATAAATCCTCATTACTTAATGAAGTTTCACCAGCAGCCGCCACATCATCTAAAGCCTCATCTGCTTTTGCTTTTTGTCCAAAGTATGATTCTTTGATAGTCTCACACTTTTTCTTAAAATCTTCAGCAGTTGAGTATTCAATCTCTTCAGCAAGTTTAGCAAATTTTTCTTTTTGAGTGTCTGCTAAATCATTAGCAACTTCAGCCATAATCTCTTTTTGAGATTTTACTGAATTGTCTTTGTTTAGTTCAACATTCTTTTCAATTTGCTCGTTTAACTTTGACTCTAATGTCTCAATTTTAGTTGCTTGCGCTTCTAAAACATCATACTTCTCATCTGGAACATCAATATAATGTTCGCTGAAAAGTTTTTTAAGACCAGAGATAAAGTCTTCAGCAATCTCGCCTTTAATACCTCGTTCAAGAGCGATTTCGTTTTCTTTCATCCACTCTTCAACAACGTAAGACAAGTAAGAGTCAACTTTTTCAGTTAATTCTTCTTTTGCTTTTGCACTTTCTTGCTCTAATTTGTTGTTATAATCTGCTTCCATTGATTCAGCAATTTCACCAACTTTTGATTTAATTGCAGCTTCAAAAACGGTAGCAGCTTTTGTTTTAAATTCTTCTGATAAATCATTTTCGCCATTTACAAGAGCGTCAACGTGCTCTGAAACATCAATGTCTTCTTTTGCATAAGAAGCCATTTTCATTTTCATTGCAGGTTTTTTCTCTTTGTCTTCAGCGTCAGCTTCTTCAGACTTTTCTTTTTTATCTTGCGATTTTTTAAGAGCGTCTAAAGCTGCTTTAGGCATTTCGCCTTCTTTGATTTCAGAACCTTCTTCAGTTTCTTCGCTCTCTTTTAACTTCGGCATAGGGTCAGCTGCGCCTTGGCTTTTTTGTTGAGCGTCACCAGAAACTTGTTTAGTTTTTTTCGTAGCGTCTGGATTGCTGTCTGTTGGTTTAACAACAGCTGCACCTAAATCCTCTGCATTATTCATACTTGCAATGTGAGAAGGTTCAGCCGCAACAGCATTTTTCTTCGGAGCATCCGCTTGTGGGTTAGCACTTGCTTCAGCAACCGCTGATTTTTCCAAAGCCTCTACTTTATTGTCTGTCTCGGCCATTTTAGAAATCTCCTTATTCTTTATTAAAATAAACGTTTATTTTATTCTCTGTAAGATATTTATAATATTAGAGCTTTTTAAGAAAGGTTTTAAACACTTCCGCCTTAGCTTCTGCTAATTGGATTGATTTTGCCTTCTCAATATATCTCTTATATTCTTCAATATCCTGTACCTTAATCTGACCATTGTCCCATATCCACTCTCTATTCTCCATAATACCCTCTACGAAAGCGTCTGGAGCGCTTGGGTCTGCAACAATGTCAGCCGCCGTTGCTAAATAGAAGTCTTTACCTACATAATTAGCACCGTTCTTTGTAACCAAGGAACCCATACCTCTTGATGATACACCCAATTGAGCGCCTTCATCAATAAGACCTTTTACAATCTTACCGTAAGGTGTGTTCATAATCTTGGCTTCACCCATAAAATTTTTACCGTCTGGTGCTAGAGCAGTAACCATATGTGATACTCTCTCTAAATTTACGGTTGGACCATCTGGATGGCCTAACTCACCGAACGCTCTATTTTTTTGGATAAATTCTCTGTTATATCTGTTTACTTCTTTCGCTAGAATATCATTCTCGTATATTCTTCCATTTCTATTCTTGATGTCAGATTGTAGAAAGACACCACGGATTTTGTAATCTTTTTTACCGTTTTTTTCTTCTACAATATACTCTGCCGAAGCAACTTCTTCCGATATTAATTTCATTTAGTCTCTCTCTTTGTTATATATTTATAAAGGATTTTATCTAAACTCTACAATTATTGTGTAGTTATCGCCTAAAGCAAAGTTTTTAGTAGATAATAACACATCACCAGTAGGTGTTGTTGCATTATTTGTAATTTCATTGCCGGCTGTTCTTAAATCCCAATAACCATTACCACTTAAAATAGCTGCTGTAGAATTAGTTTCTCCGTCCCATACCAATTCAACTGCCGATTTAGTATCAGATACATTTATTGAATACCATATCTTTGCAATTTTTCTAGTTGCGTCTTCGGTCATAAATGTAACCTCTGAAGCGTCAATCTTTTTAACTAAACTCTCGCCTGTGCCATCTGAAAAGTTTGTTAACTTCGCAACGAATTTTACACCTTGCGTATCAGCTATAGTTTGTGTTGTTACCGTGTCTGCCATTTTTATTCCTCAAATCCTGATTCTTTGTGGCACTCTAAACTAATATTAAATTTAGGTACCGTAGAATCTGCTTGTAATACTACGTTTTGTTCTGCTTCATCAACCAACTTATTTTCTGTTGGTTTAATCCCATAATTTCCTCTACCACTAACAGATAACTCTTTACTGCCTAGTGTTAGTTTAACATTACCTGTTCCAAATATTTCATAATAAACATTTGCAATACTAATTTTAGGTTGACTAGTTGCGTTATTTAATTTTGCAACATCAACAACCGTACCACCATCAGATTGTATACCTTTAATGTTTGTTATAACTTTAAAGTTATCATCTGTCTTATGTACAATAGACTTATTCTCTTTATCTAAATTATCAAACCAAAGAATAGTCATTATAAAAATTAACTCCTTGGTGCTACAGCCGTAGCACTTACAGCACCACTTGATGATAAAGTATCTGTTGGTGCTTTCTCAATTGTAATCACATCACCAGCTGCGTGTAGATAAACCGTACCTAATGTTGTACTATCACTATTTTTTACGGTAATAGTATTAGTTCCAGCTGTTGCTGTAATTCTGACAAAATGAGAATTACCTACATTGTTGTCTGATAAAGTTCCTGTGACTGCACTACCTTTAATAATAAATGTTCCTGAATATGCCATTGTTTCTCCTCTTATTAATGTCCGTTTGTATCTGAATTATAAAATAAACGACCACTAAAATCTGTTGTTTTACTAATACTAGGTCCTGAAAAACTGAAAACAGCCGTACCAGGTCCTGTATGATTACCAAATACTGCAAATAATTTATAGTAATTATCTTGTTCTAAATAAAAATTACCACTTCTTTCAGTAGCTCCGTGTTTACCACCATTATCAACTACAGCATTTGATAAATTAATACCAACTGGTGGATTATCTGCTGAACCACCTAAAAATAAATAACTAGCGTCATCACTATTAATAAAAAAAGTAAATGTACCAGTTGCTGGTGCTTTAAAATAACCTATCATAGTATAAGAGGTATTTTCAGGCACCGTTGCACTTCTACTAATACTAGTCACCGTTGTTGTGGCACTAGGTGATTCTGAACCAGTAAAGTAAGCGTCATATGAAGTTTGGTCATCATAAGGGGTTGTAGTATCAAAAACATATGCACTATAAGTTCTTTCAACTGCACCTGCAGCTAAAGTTAAACTATCAGTATCTTCACTACCAACTACTGGCGAACCAGAATAGATTGCTTTATCTGTTGATAATGAATGAGCAGGTTGTTTTTCAATAACAACTTCCTCACCAACATTTACCAATAAAACAGAACCAATATTAGCATCCGTTTCATCCGTTAATGTTACCGTTGTATTAGCATTTACATTAACAAGTTTAGCAAAATGTCTTTTGTTCATATCATTATTAACTAATTGACCTGAAGCGGCTACATCTTTTGCTATAAACCTGTTGTCTGTATAACTCATAAACCTAATTCCTTATCAATGTAATCATAAATTACATCTGTATTTACTTCGTGCTTAACAGCAACGTTATCAATTGTTGTTTCAACTTCCTTGACAACATCATCTGTATCATAATCAACTTGGTTATAAAAATCACTCACCACATCTTTTTGACGTGGCGACAATTTATTAAATGTCTCCGTGTCTACCGGTGACTTACTGATTAACTGGCTGACTCTCTGCACTTGGAACCTCGGCTTCAGGTGTAGGTTGTTCGTTACCATTATCAGTAAACTCTATTTCTTGACCTGTTGTATCCATAATTTGGTCTGTCTTATCGCTTGGGTCAGTTACCGCCGGTTTAGGGTCGCTATGAGCTTCTGGCTCTACACCACTAAAAATTCTACCAGCAATATCTTGTCTTTGTGCGTCAAGTGAAGTTGCTACTTTATCTCTTAATGCGTCTTTAAATGCTTCACCAGCACCTGCATTATCTCCTGTATTCAACTTGTTAATAAAGTCTGTTATTTTTTCTGACATAATTTATCTCCTATTTGATTTCTCTAGTATATTCGCCTGTGTCTGGCATTGAAATTATACCGTCATCAATTTCTTTCCTAATTTGTTTATCTATATCTGCTATTTCTCTATCTGTTTGTCTTAATACATTCTTTCTAACAAACTCCACAGAGAAGTATTTACCAACATAATCTCTCATTGAATCGGCCAATCTCAATCTTTCCATTAACATTTCTGACTCTTTCAATTCTGCAAAATGTCCATCTTGTAAAAAATTATATTGTATATTGTCTCTTAATGTAGCCCATTCTGGTTCTGCAATTACACCTTTTAATACTAATTGAGTTTTTAAAATGTCATTAAAGAGTTCAGTAAATTTCTTTCTTAATCTTTGTACAAATTTTGTAAACTTCAATTCGTCTCTTGTAATTTCAGTTGAACGGCCTAAATTAAATCCTGAAGAAGACTCTAATCTACTTACAGGTACATTTAAAGAACGATAAAGTTTACTTCTAAAGTATTCTATATCGTTAATTTCTCCTAGATTTTGACCACCTGGTAAAGTATCTATTTGTGTACCTCTACCGCCTTCTCTACTTGGTAACCAGAAATCTTCCAACATAGACATATAGTTTCTGTCGTCTCTGATTTCACCTGTGTTTGCGTCATAGACAAGTTTGTTTCTGTATCTTGCCATAACATCACGTAGATATTGTTCAGCTTTTGCTTTAGGTAAATTACCAACATCAATCTTAAATATTCTTCTTTCAGGCGCTCTTGCAATTCTGTAAATAACAGAAGCGTCTTCAATCATTCTTAATTGATTAACTGGTTTAATTGCCTTATGCAAATAAGATAATACTAGATTTTTGTTTTGGTCAATTATACCTGACGGACAAAATGATATTGTGTCAGTTGCAATTTTAATACCACCTGAAGTAGTATTAGAAACACCTTTTTCGTTATAGATGTAGTATTCTTCAAACTCATCTACAACCGTCAATCCGTATGGTGTGGGACCGTCTGGACGTTTCTTCCTAATCTCTCTTATCTTTTTGATTTTACGTGGGTCAATGTATCTTAACTCTGTAATACCTTTGATTGGCGATTCTCTGTCAATCACTTTATGGTAATACATTCTTCCGTCAACATACCATCTTCTAAAGATGTCGTGACCTCTAGTATTAAAGTTCATTAACCTTAATACTTCTTTAAATTCTGCGTCAATTTTTTTCTTGATTTCTACACCGTATTCAACACCGGTCAAATCCAGCTTTACTGCGTCTTTCAACTCATTAGCAACGATAGCTTCGTTGATAATATCTTCAACTGCCATATCACACTCGGGGTGTAATGCAATCTCTCTATATCTTCTAATTAAGTCCTGCTCATTTTTAGCAGTACCTTCCATATCAAGGTACTGACCAAAATAACCACCAGCGGCGACGGTTTGTGTTCCGTCATCCGCTTGTGGTGTTGTAAAGCTTTGTTTTGGATCCTGCGGCTTTTTAGTCCGAGTGATAGAAAATCCAAATAAGTCTGCCATAATAATAATCCTTTGTATTTACTACTTATATTTATATGTTAAGTAGTAGTATTACTTTCAAAGTATTGGTAACCAAAAGTGACAACAAATTCTTCAATTGTGTCATTGTTACCATAGTCCAAATCAATTGCAGCTATAGTTGTCGGATACGCACCTCTTAATGTGTATGACTTTATAGTTGCACCGTTTCTATCCAATTGGTCAACAAAAGCGTCAACTTGATAATCCGCTGGATTAGTTAAGCCTTCACCGTCTGTTGCGTTATTGATACCGTTTGACCATCTTTCAAATGCGTTTCTTAATTTGAAATTTGTATCATTGATAACGGTAACTGACCAATCTTCATAGGTCCTGTCACCAGCGATTTTTACTTGTCTGCCTCTGAAAGGCACGGTAATGTTACCAACCGTCATTGCCGGTAATGTTGTAACCTTACATAAAAATGCTAGTTCTTCTATCTCTCCACCAACTTGTGCGTAACCAGGAAAAGGCATTGTTACCTTAAACTGATTGGGTCTAGCCCCACCGCCTGCAAGTTTAGCTTTGAAGTCGTTAATGTTTGCCATTTTCTATTCTCCCCTTAACCTGCAACTTCGTCAAAGCTGACGCCAGTTCGTGTTGCGATAAATTGTAAAGTAATAAAGTTAATGCTTCTAGCAGGTTTCACAAAGATTTCTGCTATGAATTCATTTCTGTCAATTACTTCACCTGTGTTATTAGTTTCATCACAGACTACTAAAAAGTCTGTAATACCTCTTCTACCTTGTACTTCTCTTAAAAAAGGTTCTACAATGTTTCTAAAGTTAGCTCTTGTAAATTCATCATTGAATTCAAAAAGTTGGAATTTAGAAGCAGTTGCTATTGCCTTCTCTAAAGTGATAAACAATCTTCTTACGTTGATTCTATCAAAAGCACTTGGAGCAGATAATCCAGTTTTGTCTCCGAAAAGAACCGTACCTTGTCCAGGGAACGTTGCAACAGGATTAACTCTTGCTCTGTATAGTTCGTCTCTTTGAGCTTTAGTTGGATTAAACGCAAGTTTAACAGCGCCTCTAACTATACCTCTATTGAAGCCGGCTGGTGAGAACCAAGCGTCTGCAATAAGGTCAGTTCTTGCTGAAAGACCTGCAATGTCTCCGTTTAATGGTACAAAACGATATACGTCATTGTATCTGTCGTATGTGTATTTGTAACCACTATCAAACACAATGTAAGATGATGAATTGATTTGATTAAAGAAATCAATTACATTACTCTTTTGTGTGTTAGCGTTAGCAACACCCACAACATCACTTCTTTCAGGACTTGCAAATACAACAGAGTCTTTTCTGTTTTCTGCAATCGTGATTAGATTGTCAATGTGTGTTTTGTCGCCAGCACCTGCTATGATAAGACCAACATCAACCGTTTCGCCATCAGCAAATTTTTCATATGCTGATTTCTTTTGGCCAGTAGTTGCTGTAGTTCCGTCAGAACCAGATTGTAATGATACATTAGAAACAGCAGTCACGTCTGTGAAAGTTGTTCCTGAAGCCGCATTACCCCAGTTTGAACCTGAAGGATTGTGATCCATCCAGTAGATGTAGTTAGATGATTTATATATTACGTCAATATAGTAGTTTACAGAACCTTGAGAAGTTTTAGCGTCTGAAGCTTTTGAAACTGCTTCAAATTTTTCTAATACTTCGCCTTTAGTTCCTGATATTGCACCATCTTCGTCTATTACGATTATATGTATTTCGTCACCTGAACCACCTCTTGCTTGTGCAAATGGTGATGTTCCTGGTGCCTTGTCAAATAATTCGTAATGTCTCCATCTTCTTCTTACTTGAGCGCCGTTAGTTGGTGCTTCGTGTAATCCTGAAGAGTTAGTTGTTGCATAAAAAGCAGGCTCTTCTTTTCTAACAATTGATAAATCGTTAGTTGCTTTGCCCACTACTCTATATTCATACTCACCACCAAAATTTACTATGTCGCCGATTTCTATTCCTGCCGCTGAAGCAACGGTAACAACCGTATCACCGACAGCCATAGCGGCGTCAGCAACGGTAGTTTTGTTTACTTCTTCGTAAGCTGTAGCAGAGGCACATTGAGAAATCTGTAAAGAGTTTCCGAAAGCGCCTGGTGTTCTAGCAGCCCACATTCCAACAGAAGCAGAACCGTCAGCATAGTTATTTGTATAGTCAGTAGTATTCTTTATTATAAACGCTGAACCACTTTCGGTTGCGTTTGATACAGATGAATTCTGTACACGGACTACTCTCAAAGCATTAGAATATTGTAAAAAGTTAGCAGCACTAAAAAAGTCTTCAAAGTTAGAATTATTAGGCTTACCGAACGTAGATACAAGTTCTTGCTCACTAGAAATACTTACNACTTCATCTAAAGGACCTTGCGTGAAAGTTCCAGCAAAGGCTCCTATTGATGTAGATACAGCAGGTATAATTCTTGTTAAGTCTTTTTCCTGTACGAGAACACCTGGTGATACTTGAAATGCCATTAGGGTTTCTCCTTCTTAATTTGCAAATTATTTTTATTCATTTACTTCAACACTCGTATTATTCATACGCCCATAGTCAAAAGTCATACTCTACTGATATTTATAATACCCAGCAACTAGAGACCCTTACGTACAACTGGATGCCATACCGTACCATATTCATCAACTTCTACCTTTTCGTGCTCTGGAGTACCATCATCTACAAACCCGAATGGTGCCATATCTTGCTCAATTAGGTTTTGTTGTTCTTCATATAACATTTGTCTTGCGTTAGTATCAGTCATCTCCTTGAAGAAAGGTTGATTAGATAACCAACCAAAGATAACTAAACACATCATCAAATCGTCATTATTACCCTCTTCAGCCTGCCAAGATTGACCTTTTCTGATAAAGGTTGACATTTCTTCAATAATGTTAAAATCATTAATTAGTATTTTATCACTCTCAACTAACGTCTTAATATTAGAACAACCAATCTTTTTAATTTGTTTAGTCATCTTAACACCAAAACCAGAACCTCTACCACTAAATCCGGCACCTAGTATTTGACCAGCACGACCTCTTTGTGTTGTCATCAATAGATTATCATACTCTAATTCAAATTGTAATGCCTCTGCAATTTGTTGACCTAAATCATTTGTCTCTACCATTATATGTGCGTGATTATAAGCCTTTGCAACTCTATCAATTGTATGAGGAAATAGTAAAGGTTTAATATCATTGTTTCTATATTTGGCCACAATTTTATATGGCATTTTACTAACGTCTAACATCACAAAAGCCGAGTAATCTTTTTGTACACCTCTTGCTACGTCAACGGTACAAACATATGTATTACCTTTTATAGGTTGTTCATATACATCTAAACCACCACTTGATTGAAGAGGAGTTTGAAAGGCCATTTGTTTAATTTTTGCTGGACTAATTAATGTATTTACAGAACCTAAAAACTCACACTCAAACTCTTGTTGAAACTGCTCAGGTGAGGTGTTTCTAATTGTTCTTTCTTTCCAGTCTTCGTCACGACCAGGCACTTCCGACCAATGTACTTCAATAGGCACATAATCATTTCTACCATTCTCTGCGTCTGTCCATAATTTGTAAAATTGATTCATACCATAGGGTGTTGATACAATAATCATTTTTGTTTTTTGACCAGAGGAGATTGTAGGATAAACAGAGCTAAAAAACATTTCGGCAATATTAGCAGGTACGAAAGCGTACTCATCTAGGAAAATAATATTATAAGAACCACCTCGGATTGCACTTGAAGAAGTTGCAGCCGCCACAATAGTTGACTTGTTTTCTAATTCAATATTACCTTTGTTCCAGTTTATAACTCCTTGTTGCATCCACTTTGGTAAGTTTTCATATGCAAGTTGTAATCTACTTAAAATATCTCTAGCAGTTGAAGATTTATTGGCAAGTAAAGCAATGTTTGAATTAGGATTAAACAATGCATAATGAAGTAAATAAGAAATAACGGTTGTTGATTTACCTGATTGTCTTGGTAATTTACAAATTGTAAATCTATTGTTATGCATAGTGTTAACAATTTTTTCTTGAAAACCATACATTTTAAAAGGCACTAAACCATCATCAAGAGATACAATTTGAATATAATTTTGCATAAAGTAAATAGGGTCATTAGCACACTTTTGATATTCTACAATTTGTTCTTTTGTAAATTCAACAGGTGTATTTACTTTTTTTAGATTCGGATTACCTAGATATGCGTCAGACATTTATAACTATTCCCTCTATATGTGTATAACCTAATTGTCTGGCAGCCTGTACCCTTTGCGAGCCACGCCACACAGAATATTCTTTTTCGGTATATTCTACACCGTTAACACCTTTTCTTGATGTTAAACTAACTTCGTGTTTTAATACTTCTATTGGATTTATTAATTCTTCACCATCTAACAATTGTTTTAGTGGTGTCATAGACTTGATAAATTGCAACTTACTTAAATCAAGTATTATCTTTTTCGGGTTTGTCAATTTTGCCTTCAATAATTTCATCTTCGTTTTTCCGATTTAGCATTTGTTGTAATTCTTTTGTAGAACCTACGAACAATGCATTTTTAATATTAGCACTTGTTTTATTAGGTACTTCTTTTAAATCTTTTAGTTTCTTTTGTAAGTCTTGTAGTTTATCTACCGTCTGAGCTACTTGACTTATTAATTGACCTGCAACTTCATATGCTCTAGGGTGTTGGCCTTCTTTTGCAATATCTAATATACCTTCAATTGCCTCATTACCTTTATCTATTAAATTGTAATAGTTATCTCTACTATGAACATAATCATTATCAACATCATCTTTTGTTTCATCAATTTTTCTAGGAACAGGAGCTGGTTGTTCAAAGTCTTTTACTACAACCTCACTTTTCTTTTCTATACCTAAAATTTCATTTACACTATCTTCAAGTTTACTCATCTGTATCATTAGAAGGATTATAATTTTTACCATCACTAAAATTTAAAATTTGTGTAGTAAATCCAAAGTCATCATCTGCGTCAGCATTTGCTGGATTTGGAGTTATAATAATCCTCTCCTCTCTTGTTGCTGGTGGTTTTTCTGTATCAGTATATAAATCGTCTTGTACTTCTTTAATAACTTTACTATTGGCCATAGGACCAAATAGATAAGTTTTTGCTGTAAATGATAATGTATAAATCACAGCTCTTCTATTAGTAAAACTGCCATCATAACTATCTTGATAATCAACACTATTTAAAATAATTGGTACGTCTCTTTTTATATTTAAATCAGGAACCATATTAACGGTTACCGTGTAATCAGGTTGGAAGAATGGTAAAATCTGTTCTACAATTATTAGTCCGTTTTCAGCAGTTGCCGTAAATATATTAAGGGTATAATTGACATTGTACGGAACAGGAGTATAATTATAATCCATAACTTTACCATCTTCACCGGTCTTAACTTGTTTGAATTTTTGCATTTTGTTTAACTTCCTACTAGAGTCATAAGATAGTCCTGTCATTTCAAAACCCATTCTAGGTAAGGTAACTGCAAACTCTCTATTATCTAAATTAGCTTGTTCATCTAATCTAACTAAAAACTTTTCTTTAGGTGCATATGCTAAAGGCACTCTATATCTTTTGGTTACTGCACCAGTAGAAGATTTATTTTGAACAATAACATTGTTAAACAATTGACCAAAACCAATTGTTAATCTTCTAATACCTTCGTTGTAAAAATGTGAACCAAACATTATTCGTCAACCTCTCCGAAAGGATTTCTTTCTGTAAAATCTAATATATCATCTGCTGTTGATACCGTATCATAACCAGCAGAGGCGTTCATATCTAAATTACTTGCATAATTAGATTGTACGGCTATTGTATCTGTACCGTCAAAAGTTTCTAACATTAATAATGCTTTTTGACCTGTTGAATAATCAAAGTAATCTTCTAATTCAATTGAACCATCACCTGTCAATGCAACTTGACCAGATTCTAAACCAACTTTATGATTTAATGTATTTAATGAATACTTATCTTCAGCTTGGTCAAGTATTTCTTGACCTGTATTAATCTCTTCATTTGCATATTCAAATCTAGTCACTCTTAATTTATAAACAGGTAAATTTCCTAATTGAAAGAATGGCTCTTGGTCTTCAACAAACTGAATTTCAAAAAATGAATTCATTAAAGGTAGATAAATTATATCTCCCTCGTTTGGTCTGCCTACTGCAATTAAATTAGCTTTACTTGCTACGTGTTCCTCAAATCTACGTTTAGAAACAACAAGTGTTGTATCTTCTCTAATCTCTAAACCAAATTTGTTAATTAATTCTTGTTCGCCAGCAAAGCCTTCTTGCGTTTCAAAATACATTTCAATCATATACGAGTCGTCAAAACGACTTGTAGTATCTTCGCCTAATACTAAATCTCTGTTAACTAATGTTCGTGGTAGGTAATAAACGTCTTGTCCGTAGATTTTTAATCCTTCAATGATTAGGTCTTCGTGCAATCTCTGTTCGGCGTTATTACCAATGCCTCGTCCACCTTGAAAGTAGTGATTGATTGCCATACATTTTACCCTATCATCATTGCTGGATTTAATTCGTAAGACGTTCTAATTTCTTGTTCTAATTTTTCAATGTCTCCCAATGCTTGAGAAAATATTTCTTGACCGTTTAAGGTAACTCCACCAATCATTTGAACACCACCAAATTTAGATAGATTAGCACCCCATTGTCTTTTAAACAAAGCAGTCACATATCTTTTTAAAAAGAGGTCATTGTAAACGTCTGAATTTGTAGCTGGGTCTAGTTTTCTATAACATTCAATTACCAAATATTCATCAACTGCTAAATCATTTTTCCAGTCCATATCTATATAAAGTTTATTTTCGTGTTGATTAAATCTCATAGGTTTTTCACCAACTAATATGTGGTCTAAAAAATCTAAATGTCTTAATACTACATCATAGTTAACAACACTTGTAGATGAGAAGTCGTAAAGGTCATTTAATCTCAATTGGTATCTTACATCAAATAAGTTTAGACTACCTTTAGAAGAAAAGGGAAATATATTAATTACAGAAAGAATAGAAGATGGTATAGCTAACCAATTCTGTCCTTCTTTCCAAGTAGTTGTATCAGAACCAATAGTTGCCGTTTCTGAAGCGTCTGCTGTCATTCTAGCTTTATCAGCTGCTGTGTATTGGTATTTTAAATATGTTCTTTTAACACCATCATAATGGTATTGAGCAAAGTATTGTATAGCCTCATCAATTCTATCTTCAAGTTGGTCGTCATCAACGTTGATTTCAATTACAGGCTTACCTAATGCTCTTAAAGCATATTGTTTTAAATTTTCTCTAGTTGCTGGTTCTGCCATTTGTTATACCCTATTCTGGTATATTTATAATAGTTATTACAAGTAGGGTTGGTTTTCTGAAACAAACGGAAACAAGTTGTCCGAACAGAATAATTTGATATCCTCTTCAGGTAAACCAAGTGATTGCATAACTCTAGGTGTATGTGGATTCTTTTGTTGATGTTCAGAGTAGTAATTTTGTGCTTTAATTACATCTTTCATATCAGCTTCGCCTTCGTGATTTCTAATTTTGTCAATATAATTATTTAAATTAGAAACGGCCATTGTACAAATTTTATTTAATTCTTCTTCTTCTCTTATATTACCAGCGGCTATCATACCTCCCGAGAAGATAGCCTTTGCCCAATCTGGTAACTCTCTCTCTTTGCTCGGTTTAAATGATTTGTTTTCTTCTATAAACCATTTTGTTAATGGGTGGTCTTTTTGTAGTAAAGGACTAAAATCGTGAAAAGCACCTGTTACCTTTTTTTCACCTGCAATAACATCAAAACCATAAATTGGTCCACCATTTGTTAACATAGGAAATAAACATAGATGAGCCATCCAGAGACCTTTTGATTCTCTAACATCAACTACATCTAAATGAGCACGTCTAATATATCTATTATTCCAGGTTCTATTTACCCAGCCTAATTTTTCGTTATTGAATCTTTCCATACCTGGTTCTTTATATTCAACCAGATTTTTATTTAAGACTTCAATAGTCTCATTACTCCACTTTATTAGTCTGTCCCAAATCATACATTTCCTTAAATAGTTTTGTTGCACTTTCAAAACAAAATATTGCTTCTGGCAACACATTTACCTCATATAAATTTAAATAACTTTCAACTCGTTCTTTTACAATTCTCTTATATTCTTTTGCCTCGCCGTGTTTAAATATATAGTATCTATTAGGTCCAGGCGTTTTTTTCATTATCATTTGACCACCTGATAAATCACCTAAATGTCTTACATAAACGTGAGCATATAATTTTTCATTCTCACCTCTAATAGTTTCTAAATGTTCAACGTAAGCTTTTGTACTTTCAGTTTGAACAGGAGGACTACCTATATCTCCCCATAATGCTCTGTAATCATAAAAAATATGAGGCGCTCTTGGTAGATTTAATGTGTCGTGAAATAAAGAACTTTCTAAACAATACTCTTCTAGTTTTCCATAACAAATTAATTGATTATATAAGTAGGTTGCATATAATTTTTCATCAATAGTACCTGATAATAAAAGTTTAACAAAGTCTTGTCTCTCTGCGTTTTTATGATATTCCCAAGTTAAATCTTTTATTCTATACTTCTTCTCGTTGTCCATAATCTCTATCACTTTCTTCTAAAAAGGGCTTTTCTCTTACAAATTGGTTATCTTCAACACCTTTTCTATGGTCAATAATTTTATTTTTATCTAAAGGATAATCTTCAGGTGTTTTATGGTCAATAAAGCCTTGTTTTACTTCTTCAATTTGTCTCTTGGCATCCATTTCTCTCCAATCACCAAACATTTTAGTTTCTTCCCATACTTCCTTTGTATTCATAAAAAAGTCAGACATACCAACAATTGCTTTGATAGTATCTTGTCTTGCTCTTGTAAATCTTTTTTTATCATAATCTTTTAATGGTAATAAAAAGGCGTTTACTTGTTCTTGTTCAACTTTTAATACATCTTTAAATAAATCTACTAATACACCATAAACAACTTGAACAGAAAATCTATTAATTGGTATTTTATAATCAGAGGACCAAGTGCCGACTAGACTATATTTTTCGCAAAGATAATCTGTGCCTTCAACTAAAGCTGGTACTTTTTGATAAGCAGGTGCTCCACCGATTGTATTGTTTAAGGGAAACGGCCATAACTCTAGCCATTTATGAGTAAAATCTTTTGCGACTTCGTGAGTATCAAAGTCCCAATCTTTCATTAATAATTCTATACTATTAATGAGAAACCAAATTTGATACCAGTAAGTAGCTTGTTGCTCTTTAGGATATTGTTTAAACTTATCTGAAAAGATTTCGTGTGTTTTGAATCTTAAATAGTTTTGTTTCGTTTTATACATTATATTCCTTCATAATAAAAATAGTTAGTCAAAAACTATTTATTAATCACCTGGAGATGAAGCCCAATGGGTTCGGTAGTTATTACTACCCCAAGATGAAATCGTTTGAGTATAGTATCTGTAAGGCATAATGTCATATAGATACGTATTGTTATTACCTGCGTAACCACAAGTTAACAATTTACCGTGTGAATCTCTAGCTGCAAAGTTTTGAGCAGTTGGATAACCGTAGCAATGTAAGTCAACAAGTTTCATATTGTTAGGAACGGTACCTCTTCTTTTTCTATGTCTGTTTTCAGAGTTACCTTCAAACGCTTGCTCTGGCATATGTTCCCAACCATCTGAATCATTACTCGGATCCGAGTTAGTACCTGAAGGATAGAAACCTTGAGAATAACCACCGTACCATACTTCACCTGATTCATCAAGTATTAGAGGGAAATCATATTGATAAGAACCATCACCTCTGTTTTCGTTCATACCTGCAACGTATCTTACGTATTTTGGTCCTCTTAAATGAGACATCATTCCGTGAATACCACCAGAGTTGTACCAGTAACCTTGTTGTGAACGTGTACCTCTACCGCCGTATGTTCCGTAATTACCATCATTTACCCATAACATACCAGTTGATTTTTGTCTCATATACATCCATTTGTGTTCGTCACCACCACACCAAAATTCATCAATGTCGCCGTTTAAATGGAAGTCTGTTCTTTGAAATTGTGAAATATATCTAGTTGAGTTATCACCTAAGCCGTACATACCAGGAACTTGACCGTTTGTTAAGTAACCTGTGTACCACATATATCCTTCACCATCAAGTACCCAAGTACCTGCTTGTGATTGATTTGAATATGACCAATGTTGTAATAGTCTCATACCACCGTATAAATTCCAGTTTACTTCTACTCTTCTTGGAACATAGTAATATTTTGTTCCTTGAGAAGTGTGTGAGCCTTCACCTGTTCCACCACAACCGTGTAAATTTTGTCCCCAGAACCATAAGTATCCGTCTTCATCAAGAGCGTGGAAAAACATTTCTTGGTTACCGTTTACCCACAAATCAACAATTCTTTTACCATTAAAAAATTCTTGAGGAATTTTAACAGGTCTTTTAATATGTGTTCCATAAAAAGGAAAAGTATAAGGCGAACCACCAGTAAAGTTAGTTGAGTTATTAATACCAGGATTACCTAAACCACCTTGTCCTTCATTATTGTAACCCCACGTCCATACTGAACCGTCTTCGCCTAATGCAAACTGCATACAACCATTACTATTTTGACCTTGACCTGAAGAACCAATTTTAACCATTTTAGTTTCGTTAAATGAACGTATTGTTTCACCTAACCAATCAACGGTATCAGTTGCTGATACTCTGTTTGTGTAATTTCTGGTTGAAGTATTTGTGTTACCACCTTCATTATAACCTAATTGATATTGACCGTTATAACCAGCAGAATAAACTTCTCCGTTATTAAACAACCACCAAGATGTGTCGTTTGCTGATATGTGTTGAATACATTTAGGTGCTTCACCATCTGGTGTCACCATATTTCCTGTGTATTCGTGACCTTTTACTAGGTCTTTATTATCAGTTGAAGTCATCCAATCAACAAAAGTAAAACCTACGTTTTTAGGAGAACCACGTCTTGCGTTACCTGATTGTCCATCACCCATACCAAATTGACCAGTCTGGTTATTACCACCGTGACCAAAAAAATCACCGTCTGAATGAATACAACCAAGTGTATAGTTGTGTTGTTGTTCTCTTGAATTTCTACCCATATTGTACTTCCACCCTAAAGGAGCTCTATTAGTGAAAGATACAATTTTATTTCTATCTGGATGTTTGTAAGGTGATTCGTAAATTTTCACCCAATATTCACTTGTTGTTCCATCGTGTTCAACAACCCAAGTGTTATAACGTCTTGTTCTTTTTATACATTGGTAAATTTTTCTACCAACTGAACACATTTCTCCTGGCTCATATTGTCTGTAAAATTCCCATTCACCAACGTCATCTGTTGAACGTAAGAATAATTGCCAGTATTTTGCGTTGTCTGGTCTAAAAGACTTTTGAACTAATCTTTGAGGATCCATTGAATAGTTGGATGTGTTAACCATCCAATCACCTGATAATGTATATGCAATAGGGCAATCTCTTATACATCTATAAGATTTACCTTTCCAAGCAACAATATCATTTTTGGAATATGCTGTTCTATCTCTCCAAGGACCTTGCCAAGTTAGTTTAAATTGTTCTAATTCAAAAGCCATTTTTTTACCTTTTTAATTTTATTATATAAGTGCTGGTAAACCTTTGTCGGTATATACAGCATTTATATCACTCTTTAATTGATTATGAGCAGTTTTTACAGCGGTTACATCATTAATTAATGCGTCATACACTTCAACTTTTGAATATGTATCATCAAAAGTTTGTTGTAATGTACTTCTTTCTAACATTAATGATGGTGTCATTCTTAAATCTTTAAGAACCACTAAATCACCTGCGTCTGTAGCATCCATAACTTTTACACCATACTTGGTATCATTTGCACCAGTTGTTGTAATTGTTACCTCGCCGTCATCATAGTAAGAATAACCATATCCGTCTATCGTCATCAACGCTACGGGGCCTTCTCCACTTGATACAGCAGGATGTACGTAATCATCTTCAAGAGCTATTTCTTTTACTCTGAATACTTGTTTTGCCATTTTAGTTTTCTCCTTTAGTATTATTATTTATAATATAATTATTATCTTCCGTGGCCTTGATTATAAGCCTGACCATTTGTTGAAGTCCAACCGTGTGTCCACCAATTGTGTCCTGTCATCCAGTTGTTTCTTCCCCAATGATAAATTTTTCCGTGTTCATCTGTGTATCTGTAACCACCAGCATATTCAGAACCACCTTGGTCATCTGTTGTGATGTGCATAGTTATTACTCTAGCGCCAGCAGGTGTCACCCAATGGAAAGGATAGTAATTACCGTCTTCACCTTGCCAGTTTGTACCCGCCTGTGGTTGCAACATAGAATTTCTTGAGTCATAACCATAACAATAATTTTCACCACTATCAGTTATCCAAAATGCTCTACCTTGGTCTGAATGGTTACAAGAAACATAAGCTTCTTTAATATTGGTTACTTTCTGCATAGTTTGAGGTGTACTATATGAACCATTAGTACCAGTACCACCTATGTAATAAGATTGTGAAGAACCTACGTGATAACAAGTACCATCTTTTGTTCTCATATACATTGTTTTGTAACCGTTCCAGTACATAACCCAAATATCAACAATATCACCACCTGGTGCAACTTCAGTTTTTGTTAACTGCGTGTTGTTATTTGTTGTACCATCACCAAAGTTACCGTAGTTATTTTCACCACAATTCCATATGTAGCCATTACCATCTAGTAAGGTTACCCAACCATCATCACCATTACCTTGAATTTGCCATACTGCGATACCGTTGTTAGCAACAGGATCCCAACCTTGCATTTTTGTAGGTCTGTATTTGTCAGTTGTAGTTGTATCACCTAATTGGCCGATACCGTTATTACCGAAAGCGTAAATGTGGTCGCTTGCTGTTCTAACATATGAACTTCTATTTGTTGTAGCAATATCAATAATTTTTTCGTTATCAAAATACTTATTAGGTATTCTGTAAGGTGCATTTTTATTTTGTGTTCTACCGTCACCTAATTGACCTTGGTCATTATAACCCCAAGACCATACCGTACCTTTATCGTCAAGTGCTAGAGTATGATTTGTATTATCGCCCCAATGGTCATTGGTTACTTTAACAACTTTTACGTCTTCTAAACCGTGAACTCTAAAAGTACCGTTTCTATCGCCTTGTTCAGTACCGATACCCATTTCACCGTTTGAAGATTCACCCATTACATATAATTCTCCGTTATCCATTAACCAATAACATCTTTCACGACCTTCTTGAATTTGAATACATCTAGGAGTGTGTAATGGTTTTCTTACCGTACTTCTATTTCTACCTCTATTTTCATTGTAGCCTGTGTAGTTTAAGTCTTCACTTCTCCACCAGTCTCTCCATCTAAAATTAATTTCGTGATAGTATGAAGAATAATAAGAACCGTATGTTTGGAAACCTGTTCTAGGATAGTTAATACCCCAGGCAACACCATTTTTATCAATATGTCTATATTGTGAATCTTGGTGTGAAACCGTCATTGTGTGGTGTTTGTATGGCCAAGCAATTGGACCTTTGTTAGGATACCAAGCGTGTTGTTCATTATTAGTATTTGTTTGTTGTCCAAAATCTTCCCAATCGTTCCAGTATGAACGTATGTGAGCAGGATATTCTTGATATGTTTCTTTAATTAGTTTACCACTTGTTGTTGTAGATTTTGTCATCAATGGAGAAGTAGTCATTTCTTGAGGACCATAATGAGGAGGTCTACCTTTTGAATCTCTTATACATCTATACATACCAGTTGGCGACATAGGTTGAAATTCAGCCTTTGTACCGTCTGGTCTTCTTTTTCTTTTTCTATAAATTACAACATCATTGTATTTGTAATGAGTATGAGGGTCGTACTCACCTCTAAATCTGATACCTGTTTGCATCCTGTCCCAATGTTTGTAACCTCTCCAAGTTTCTTCAACGTTCCAACCTAAATCTTGGTACATATCATTTTTTGAAGCTGCTAAACAGAAAGGATAAATCTGTTGACTTCTCATTTTAAAGAAGCCGATTGGTATATAAATTTCTACGTGTCTGTCTTGATTTTTCTTCCAAGAGTATTGTTGACCACCTCTTGTTAAACCATTTTCAGTTGTGTATGCTGGCATATCACCTGTGTAAGATGAACCATCATTTGATATACTATCTGTAAAAGTTGTTTTGTATTGAGCTTCTGTAACCTGTTTATTGTTTAAGAAGTATCTTACAATACCATTTTTGTTAGCACCTCTGTACATAGGAATGTTTGAAGGAGCGTATGCTCTTGCTCTTGAATTAGGAGTTATTGTGTCTGCTGACCAACCCATTCCAGAGTGTTGTGTGCAATAGTAGTAAAGTTTATCAATACCTTTTCTAATTTTAATTTCTGTGTATGCACCTTTTTTACCAGGTGTACCTACAACGGTTACGCCAGTTGTATATTCTGAACCTGAAGCGTGTGTTCCGTTAGCAGTTGTAGAAAATCTTAATGGGTGTCCTGTATTTGAGGCGTCTGATTGGTCAAATCTGTAAGTTTTACCTTCACTTAAATTTAATGCAACATCACCTGTAGCAGTTGAACCATTAATTGAATATTTGTTTGTTGAACCTGTGTTATAGTAAGGATGATTAGTAGGGTTACCTGAAACTACAGCAACCTCTAAAATTCTTTCATCAACAGCAGTTGGGTCAATCATATCAGGTAAATAAAAGTTTGTAGAACTTTCATTACTTACCGTTTCATTATTAGGACCTCTTTGTATTTCAGAAAAATTAATTGTAGCACTTGAACCTGCGCCACCCATTCTAGTATCTTCAGCATTTGCACCTGCAGCTGATAGATATAAAGGATAGAAAACACCTGAATCACCTGTTGTAGTTTCACCAATTACAAAATATGGTCCGTCTTCATCAGCGGCTAATGATGTACCTGGTGTTGCGTTATGAATACCATCAGCAGTTGTTGAAAAGCCTAATGGAAAAGTTTTATTTGATTCGTCTCTTTGGTCAAATCTGTATTTGTATCCTTCTTTGAAGTGTGTAAAGTGTCTGAAACCACCACCATTACCACCAAAGTTTTCTCTACCTAAATCTATACTAGGTAATCTGTTATCAAATTTAAATCTGTTTGAAGGAGATGTTTGAACATCTACTCTAAATTGGTTTTCTACTGGTATATAATTTTGAAAAATTGAAATTTTGTTTGTATTTAACTCACCATAACCGAAGAAATTACCTCTGTCTCCCATAACGTAATCTTCCTGGTCATTTAGTAAATGAGCTTGATAGTCTAGTAAGTAACCACCGTTAGCAGAGTTATTTGAAAACCAGTTTGCTTGGCCAAATCTTTGACCATTTCTAGTTGACTCTTGCGTGTTTTCGTCACTACCATATCTTGAAGTATTGATAATAGGATTACCTGTTTCATTACTTCTTTGGAAGTCATCATCTAATACGTGATAACCTCTTCTAAAATCGGGGTCGTTTGAGTATGTTCTTGTCCAAAAATAACCTGTGTTTTTATCACCAGGAGCATAGTTGTCATAACCATTTGATAAGTAAGGATTAGTACAAATCCACAAAGAGTTGTCAAACCAACAAACGTCATCTTTACGATAGTTAGTATCGTTATTCCAATCTCCTTGGAAACTAAATTTTACTCGTCCTAAATTTATTTTTGCCATAGTTTTTAATCTCTCTTATTATTTATCCTAAAATTGGTACGTGAGCTGTGCAATAATATTGACCATCAGGATTACCTTGCATATAACTTCCGCCATATCCGTTTAGATAATATCTATTATCAAATGATTTATATTCCCAAAAAGCGTAAATCGTGTCAGAGTTATCGCCGTAACCACAACCTCTCATATCTTCAACATTACCTGTTAAAGAAGTAGGAAATCTTACTTGGTTAAAGTAGTAACCTTGGAAGTGTTCTTTGTTGTTCTCTGCATTTCTATCGTTTGTTGATGTAGTTGATGACCAACCATTTGAAGATTGACCATTTCTATTATCACCAGTATGGAAAACGTGTCCGTCCCAAGTTAAAATTTTTGTTGATAAGTCATTTCCGTGAGGGAAGAATGAAACCATTTTTATTCTGTGGAAATCTCTTGTTGTGTTTGAGCCAACGTAAACTTTAGGTGTGACAAAACTATTTTGTGTCGTAGCGTTACCATTTCCTAATGAACCGTGGTTATTATAACCAGCACATTGAATATTACCTAATGAGTCTTCTATCCACATTTGTGCGTGAGCACCATTACCACCCATCCAGAAATTATTACAATCCGCATTTGAAGCATTACCACAACCATTTGAACAAATTGTCCAAGTGTTTAATGCTGTTGTGTTACCATTACCCATATGACCTTGGTTATTATAACCTGTTGTATAAATTGTTCCTCTTTCAGTCAAGATTGCAACCGTATTGTCATCTGAATGGTTTAGACCTTGGAATTTTTTAATTTCACCAACGCCTGTACCATCAAAAGTTACCGTTGTAACCTCTTGAGGAGTATTTTGGTCTGAAGTATTACCGATACCTAATTGGCCATCTGCATTTCTTCCCCAAACATATAATTTTTTCTCTTTAGTATATGCATATGCTGAAACATAAGAGTCACCAATTGTCCAAAATGCCTCAATCTCACTATTGTTAAAGTAAGTTGATTTTGAAATTAATTGTGGTGTGTTATAGTTAGATGTATTGTTTGTACCTAATTGACCATAACCGTTATAACCCCAAGACCATAATTGACCATCTTCGTCAATTGCATAACAAGAGTGAGTATTAGTGTTGTAACCTTGCCAGTTTGAAATAAAAATTCTTTTAATTCTTGTATCTCTCCAAACGTGTGTTGATGTGTTTGTAGCTAGGAATACGTTTTGATTTGAACCACCAACTCTTACGGGGTGGTCTCTGTTTGAAGTTGAAGCGTCACCATTTTGTCCGTGACCACCATAACCCCAATGATAAACTTCACCTGAATTCATCAAGCACATACCTGATTGGTAACCACCTTCAATTTGAATTATTTTAGGAACTTCTCCGTCTGGAGTTGTGTGAACACCTGTGCCACCGTTATCTGTACTTCTCCACCAATCATAGTGGTTAAATGACATTTGAGTAGCAGTCATAAAATCGTGGTTAAATCCGTTTTGGCCATTTGAGTTTGAACCCCAAGTCCATATATTACCTGTACCACCGTGGAATACTGGCCAGTTTACACAATGTCTTGATGTTCTTTGACCTGATAGTCTGTAATATTTGTTATCATCACCTAATGGTCCGTTATTAATTAACGATACACAATCGTGAGGATTACCTGTATAAATGTTTGAAGCACCTCTAGTTTGTTTAATAGTTGTAGCAACTTGACAAGTTAAGTCTGCACCACCACCAAAAATATCTCCATCAAAAGTTAGTGTGTCGCCAACAACATTGTTTTCACCACCTGATAACATACCTGTATCATTAAACCATCTTTGATGTCTTTTAGAATCAAAAGTTTCAACTCTTTCAACTTCTATTGTAGCTGTACCTGCAACACCAGCGCCATTTACTTGCATTGTAAAGTCAGCAGCACCACCGCCACCTAATGAACCATCTGCAATTGTAATTGTTTCGTCATCTACATAACCTGTAGCGCCTATTTTTTTATTTCTTACTGCAACTTGTTCAACGTTGGTTACAGCACCTGTGCTGTCTACCGTGATATTAAAACTTGCACCTGTTCCTACACCTGTTGTTGCTGATTGAGCAACACCTGTATATGAGCCTGCTGTTCTTGAAGCGTCAGCAGCTGAAAAATTATCTACTGCTAAAATATCTCCGTTACCTTGAACGGTAATTTTAAAAGCACCTGGATGTGCTACAGCTGATGAGTTTGATGTAGATTTAGGTGTCACACTTCTAAATACACCTCTTAATCTTGAAGCGTCAGCAGCTGAAATATTATTTACGGTTTGAATTACACCATTGTCTTCATATCTTTCATCATCTGATTCATATTCTGCACCAGATTTAATCCAATACATATTTGCATTAGTGTCAATATTTCTGTTGTAAGGTAAAAATCTTTCTGTACCATCTGTTGTATGAGCTCTTAAACAAATATAAGCAGATAGTGTTTCTTTCTTTGATTGTGGTTCTTGGTCAGTACCCATATCATTACTGATACCGTGTCTAACGTGAACAACATCATTTTCGTAATATTGTGTTCCGTTTGTATTTACGTGTAAACCTTTCCAACTAAATGAGTTTCTTAAAGGTCTCCAAGTGTCCCAATCTGCAACTACAATTTTACCACCATAGTTTGCGCCACCTGTACCTGCTGAAAAGTACCAAATTTCTGAAGGCGTATCTTTATCAAATTCTACTACAACTTTTCTACTTGTTTTAGTATTAAATTTAGAAGTGGTTACGTAATCTACTTGCGTTACCGTTTCCTCGTTATGATAATAGGTTACACCTGTTGTTAAATAGTTTGAAGTTTGACTTGTAGCTGATGTAGCAAGAGCCAAAGGTTGGTCATCATTATTATTATTATTTTGGTGAAATATAATTTTATCACCTCTTCTAACATACAAAGTTTGTGCCCATTCAATAGTTGAAGTCTCATCTGCGTCAATCTGGAATTTAGTAGTTGAGTCGCTTGGGTCAGTTGTTGTTTGTATGTTGTAATAATATTGTGTATTTTGTTCTGGTTGTTTACCACTAACACTAGACTCTCTAATATTTAAATAGTCAGTATTGTTCCAGATAACAATATCGTCTTTTTTATATGTAGCTGAACTATCGTATTCGCCACGATAATTAAACCATAAATTTCCAATTTTTGTTCTAGTGATTGCCATTGTTTAATCCTATTTATGCCTCATTATTGGTTACTTGGAGTTTCAGAGGCATCCTCTGTATCTCCTGTTGTTCTATAAACTAAATTACCTGCTTTGTCAATTTCAATTCTCATACTACCATTTATAACTTCAAAACCAACGTTTTGTTCAGCGCCATTAAATAAAGTATCTTCGTATTGAGTTATTGTATTAAAGTTAGTAATTACTTTTCTGTTTAACTGACCTGTATCTCTATCAAAAGATAAAGTCTGTAAATTAGGTGTCACATTTTCATCAACATAACCTTTGTTAACAATATGTGTACTCGCTGTCGGCGATATACTAGTTGTTGGTATAGTTGTAAAGTTAACCGTGTTTCCAGTTGAAGCTGAAATGTTTGAACCTGCGATTGTTATTTCACCGATTACAGCAGAGTTAACCGTTAAGTTGTTATTACCACCACCTAATTGATTTTCTACAAATGTTCTAATTGCTTTCTCGGTAACGAGAGCATTATCAGAATTATCACCCATAGTACCGTCAGTTGAAAACTCATTAATTGTTGCACCAAAATTTCCTAATGCAACTGAACCTAGAGATAATTGTCTCAAACCAGAAAGGTCAAAGGCTTCTGCGTTCAAAGTTGCCTTACCTGTTGATTGTTCTACTCTAAACAATTCACCAACTCTAAAGTTACCATCTTGGTCGGTTGAAGTATAGAATACTCTACCTCTATCTAAATCATCAACTTCATCACTTTGGTCCGGTTGTTGTGTATAACCATTTAAATCAGGATAGTTTGTTGTTGCAATACCACCTGTACCAATATCTAGGAAGTCGTGACCTGTTAATCTTATGTTAGAATATTTTTCTCTAACCGTAGCAGTTGTTCCGTGTGATGGAGCATTTGCTTTTGAAATATTTGGCGATACTTCTAAACTTGTTATACCACCGTTTGCGTGTGATAATATGGTTACAATAATATAACTTACACTTGAAGCATTTGAAAATACTATACTTGAACCTGCTTTTGGTTGACTTGATAAACCTGAAGTTTTTACCGTTGCACCAACTGGTAATATTTCAGCATAACCATCACCACTTACGGTTGCTGTTGTGTTTTCTTGTTTGTAACCTGAACCGGCAGCTGCATAAGTCCATCTTGAAATTACGCCATCTCCAATTGTAGCAGTACCTGTTCCTAAAGTTGTTGCGTTAGGGTCAGTTACCGTAATTGAAGGCGCTGATGAATAACCTGCACCACCATCAAGTATTAAGAATTTTTTAATAATTTGGTTTTCAATTATAACTCTTGCTAATGCGTTTCTTGTAGGAGAACCACCACCTGAAATGGAAACTCTTGGCTCAATTTCATAACTTGCTGTTGCGTTAGGAGCAACTGCAACACTTGTTGGACCAAATACGTCAAAACCTGGATTACCGTCTTCTTTAAACATTGTAGCAGTTTTAGTTGCTGCTGTGTATGTTCCAACGTAACCAGTTTGACCTGAACCTGTACCATCTGTAATTGTAAGTCTCATACCATTATAGAAGTTGTTTGCTTGAGTATCAGAGGCAGCTAATCTAATTGTTGTTGTTGTTCCGCCTTGAGCAACACCAACGGTAGTAAAGTGACCTGCACCGTTAGTTGCTACATCAATATATTTTACTGCACCGTCAGCAAAGTCGGCAGTAAAGTTAGCATTTGCGCCTGAACCATTAATTGTTTCTGTAGCAGATGTATAAGTTTCACCTGCGTATTCTTGTTCTAATCTGTAAACACCAGCATTTGATACTAATGCTCTACCAATGATTGCTTCATTGTCTCTATTAGTTACCGTTGCTGTTAAAGGAGTTTCGTTTGCGTCAACACCTGAAGCAACTGAACCTTTTTCACCATACGAGTTGTTAGAGTTTAGTGAACGAATGACAGCACCACTATCACATAGATAACCTACGTGGCAGTAATAAGTAAATACTGATACTAATTCTGATTTTGCACCACCTTTTGCCCAACAACCGATACCACCATCAAGAACTTGCGTAAAGTCATTTGCAAGAATTGATTTGAAACCTGCGTTGTGTAAAGTACCATCAATTTTAATACCTGTTGCTCTTGAACCTATTGATGAGCAGTTTTGTACGAAAGGTGACCTAGCAACAATGTGTACAGACGTATCTGTTGGACCTGTTCCTGGGTCTAAAGAAACAACTGAACCAGAAGCGTTAGAGCCTGTTCCCTCTGTTAATCTTGTTAGACCATCTGAACTAGCTGAACTTGCTAATTGACCTGTCATACCACTAAATGTCATACCTGATAAAGTACAAGAGTCATTTAGATAAAACATTGATTGTCTATTATTAGGTGTAGAGTTATCACTTGAAATACCTGCACCAGCACCATTGTTTGTTGTAGTGTCTGGAGAAACGGTAACACTTCGTAAGTTATCACCGATAAGAGCAGTTTTTCTCGGAACTTTAATAGGCAATTGCTCTGTATATGTTCCTGTTTCTATTTTAACCGTTTTAAAATTTGTTGTGTCTGAAGCTAATTGAGTACAAGCATATTTGATTGTTCTCCAAGGTAATTCTGGAGTAGTACCTCTGCCTGTGTCTGTATTATCTGTACCTAGTGTTGATACATAATAAACTTTGTTACCGACACTTGGATAAGACCAAGTTAAATCAGTACCATCTGATTTTAAGAAACTACCTGCTGAACCAATTGGCAATCTAACTCGTTGAGTTGCGTCTCTTGTAAGAATATCACCTCTTGTAGTTAGTGTTGCGTTTGAATCACCTTCAGCTAATAGGTTCCAATCTGTTTGACCTGATACATCTGGTCTGTTTGACGCTGACGCTGTATGATTTGTAATTGCTCTATAAGAAGAAGAGCCGTGAGATACTGCGTCACCAATTTTGTATGCTGTGCCACTTGTCCAATTGCTTCTCCAGAAAATACCTTCAACAACTAAATCCCAATATGAGTTAGTTGTACCTGATGGTTCATTTCCTGTTCCGTCAATCTTAGCCACATAATAATGACCACCGTGGTTAACGGTATCACCAGTTTTGTATGCTGTAGAATTTGACCAAGTACCTGTGTTATTAAATCCTGTTGATAATAATTTCCAATCTGAAGAGTTGTTATAAGGTAAAACGTTGTTGTTTGCTCTTTCAGCAACATATTGATAACCACCGTAGGTTACAATATCACCTAATTGATAAAGTGTTGAACTTGCCCAACTATCCTCAAATTCTAAACCTGATACGAATAAATTAAATTTAGTTTCGTCTAGTGTTGCACCTGAAGAAGTATGTTGTGTAGTACAAACATATAAACTTGCACCGTATTTTACAACGTCATCATTTCTGTATGCTGTAGATGTTGTCCAAACACCTCTCCAACCGAAACCTCCGGCAAATACTTGCCATTTTGAAGTATCGTCATATAAATCTGCTTGTGATGTATGTCCAGTAATACATCTGTATGTTGAACCACCAAAGGTTACAATGTCATCAACTTTGTAAAGTGTTGTAGCCGCCCAATTACCTTTGTAATCAAGACCTCCAACCATTTGTTCCCATTTGGCTGTTGCGTGGTTTAAATCTGTATAGAAATCTGTATCTGCTGTGTGGTTTACTAGACAAACGAATGAATTTCCTCCGTAAGTAATCACATCATCTTTGATGTAAGCTGTTGAAGTAGTCCAAGCACCTTTGAAGTGAAACTTTAATCTACCTAGTATAAAATCTGCCATTTTACTTCCCTATATTTTTTACTGCCAGTTTCTTGTTTCGCCATCTTGCGAAGCACCATACTGGTACGAGTCATTAATTCTTAACACAATGTTCCCATTTGCGTCCATAAAGTATGTAGCATTATTTTCATCAAAAACGTGCTGTTCATACTTTCTAAATTTCGTGTTTGGTTCTCTCGGGTCAGTAGAAGAACTATATGCTTTAGGTATCTCATTAATATTTGTACCTACTGCATAACTACCACTCGCTTTTTTCAATTCATTTACTTGAAAGTCTGCAACTGAACTATATGCTAAACCCTCTCCATTATCCATTTGAATAGTATTACTTTCAAACCAATTCACTTTAGAGTACGTTAGAAGTCCTGTCTCGTCTCTGTTTAGAGCGTGAAAACTATAATCAGCCGTAATAGTTTTGCCGTTTGCGTCTTTGGCAACATATTGTTTATTTACGACTAAAGACATTCTAATGTTCTCCTAACTTAAATCCTATGTATATTTATAAAAGTTTATTATGTTAATTCTAAAATTGACAAAAAACATTCCAAAGTATTGTTTGAGCCATATATTCTAATTTTGTCACCAGGTTCAAGGTTTATTGGCTTGTCAATTTGAAGCGAATCAGCAGGCGGAACTTCGCCATTTGTGATTACACTTCTAAAAGTTGTACCACCGTCAATTGTTACCTTTATGGTTACTTTTTCAGCAGACGTAGCCGCTGTATTTGATACCATAATTGCGTGAAGAACGGCTCTAGTAGAAGCTGGAGCTGTGTATATATCAGCAGTTGCGTCATCTACTAATACACATTGAGCACCTGCGTTTTTAAATACTGAAGCCATATTATCCTCCTAAAGCAATTGCAAAAGCAATAGCGTCACCCTCACCTGTCAATGGGTCACCTGTTGTAGTACCGTCTTTTGTCAAGTTTCCGGTAGTAATAACATCACCATTTACGTTAGGTAATCTAATAACTCTATCACCAGTTGGTTCAACAACTTTTAAAGTTGTTTCAAAAGCGTTTTCTAAAAGTCCTTCAAATATTAGATTTGAACCGTTAAGAATAATATCATTTGTAGAAATATTACCGTTAGTGGTAACGTCTTGTAAAATTACTGAACCTGCACCACCTAATTCTTTAACCGTACCGTTTTGTAATTTAGTATAAAACTTACCGTCAGAGGCGTTCATAGCCAATTCGCCGACTTCCATTACAGCGGAAGCTGGTATGGCTAATGGGGTAAATGAACGTTTTGGTTTAATTACGGTTGACATTATCTTTTATTCTTTACTTTAAATTTAATTTTGTTAATTAGTTTTTGTTTTGTAAGTCTTCTATCTAATTCTATACCGATTTTTCTACCGATATTTTCTAATTCTTTTTTAGTTTTATATTGTAAATCACCTATTCTTATTACTGCACTTTTCTTCTTTGGTTTAGAGTCATAAGATTTTACAACACCATCAAACCATTTTTTAATAATTGAAAACACTAGAAAGACCCTCCGTCAATAGTGCTAATTTCAACATCACCTGAAGTCACGTCAAAATTATTTACGTTAAATTTTGCAACACCGATATTTGAATTACTTGCTAATTCACCAGCGATTGTTAATGTGCCACCTGAAGCAATTGTGTTTATTCCTTCACCAGCTAAAAACTCTAAAGTACCTTCTAATGCTACTTGACCTTGCGTTGAAGATTCGTCTGTAAAGAATACCGTAGGATTATTTAATTTACTTGTTGAGATACTACCTGCTAACATAGCGTCTGTAATACCTAAAGCTTTAACTCTTAATTGGTCAACATTAACCTCTATTGAAGAGTCATCTACTTCTACATCAAGTCTATTACCTGTTTTACTTAAAGCTGCACCGGCGTCAATTTGACCTGCGCCAGAAAATTGTGCTACATCTAAACTTGTTGTACCGAAAGTTGGAGCACCTGTGTGTGTAAACACATAACCGTTATCTGCGTTAGCAGTACCTTCTTCTACGAATACGAAAGCACCACCTGATAATTCACTAGGTTGGTCTTCAGGAGTTGCTCTTGTTAATACAAAAGCAGTTGAACCATCACCTTGCGTTGTTACCGAGTAAATACCATTTTCAGAAGCAGTTGATTGATTTTTAACTAATATTCTATCACCAACAACTGGAGAAACACCATCAAGTGTTATTGCACCGTTAGAGCCTGCTGTTAATGTTGCACCTACACCTGAACTTCCGTTATTGTAAGTTGCTGATAAGTCAGCAGTTGTAGCTGCTCTACAAGATGGTTTAGTATCTAAACCTTGAGCAACTTGGTCAACGTATGCTTTGTTTGCTAATGATTGACTATCAAAACCACTTCTATCTTCGTAACCACTAGGAACTTTTACCGTACCTGTACCGTGTGGATTGATATTAATATCTTTGTTTGCTGTACCTGTTGATAATGTTTGACCGTTAATTGTAATATCATCTACAACTAATGAAGTTAAACCACCAATGTCAGTTGTTGTTGAACCTAATGTTAATGTAGAATTACCTAAAATAGTTTCACCATTTGTAGATAATTTAGCATTGGTAACTGCGTCATCAGCTATTTGAATTGTGTCAACACCAGAATTTGATATATTAAAAGTAACCTGATTGTTTGTAATTGCTGAATCAATACCAGTACCACCTGTAAATGTCAAAGTCTCATTTGTATTGTATATGTCTGTACCTGTATCACCAGCTAAATCTATGTTTGAAAAGATTGTTTCAAATGCTAGGTTACCAGCACCATCAGTTTTCATAAACTGACCTGCTGTACCGTCTCCGTTAGGTA